GAACCTCGAAGGCGCGTACATCGAAGGCGCGAACCTCAAAGGCGCGAACCTCAAAGGCGCGAACCTCAAAGGCGCGAACCTCGAAGGCGCGAACCTCGAAGGCGCGTACCTCAAAGGCGAAGATTTCCGTCTTGGCAAGGTGCTAGATGAACCGCTCGTGGGATACAAGAAAACAAAAGAAGGCGTGGTCATTACGGCAGAGATTCCGGCAGGTGCAATCGTGTTCTGCATCAACGGCAGCAAGTGCCGTACCAACCGCGCCAAGATTACTGACATGGACGGACACGAAGTCCTGCACTCAAGATATGACAATTCATTCGAATATCTCCTCGGGCAGGAAATCGAAATCAAGGACTTCAACCTTATGTACAACGTAGAATGCGCTAGCGGGTTCCATTTCTTCAGGACTCGCAAGGAAGCGGAGGAATACTGATGAGCGAACTGAAAGAACACATATTCTGCGACATTGACGAGGTTTTCCCGAGAGGATATTGTGGACCATTGCTATCAAACGAAGCACGTCCTTACTACCTCAAGTCCGAAGCCGACAAGGTGATTGCCGACATGGATTGTGAAATAAAGAAACTGAAAGACTCGCTCGACACACTACTGAAAGCCAAAACTGAACAAATTATACACGAGGTTATACAAAAGACTCTCATTTATGGCGAGGGCTTTATCCGTGTTGAAGATGCAATGAAACTTATAACAGAACTCTGGCATCACAAGTACAAGCGGTGCTTGGCGATGGCGGGCAGATGCAGACTACGTGCAAGATGGTTTGGCGACAATGCCTTTTACAAGAAAGAGCAGTGGGCATTGAAATGGCACAGGCGTTGGCTGGAACTTGCCGACAAGTTCAAGGACAAGGAGGCAGAGTGATGGAAATCATGTTACACGGAAGGCTCATTACGTGCACTCCCGAAGAATACAAGCGTTTGATTGAACTTAACCTTATTGAAGTCCCGATAGTTCAATCATCCAATACAACCGAGAAATTCAAGGAGGCAGAGTGATGGAAGGTATGCCGACAATACCCGGAAAAGACCCGGAGATTATGACTTCTGGCGAGATTGCAATCGCTAAAAGACGTGAAAAGTTGAATGAGCTTTTACAGCACGGAGACCCGTTCACTAATAGGTTCATCTGCTCTTTAGGGGAGATTGCTTGTATCACCAAAGAGATTGTAGAGACCGAAAGAATACCGAGGTACGCACTGGGTCCAGGAATCAGCGGAAGTAAGATTCTCAAGTATGGGCCTTCCGAGTTTGGCAAGGACTTCTCCTGTATAAAGCCGATAAGGGATAAGCTCAACGAAAGAATTGAAAAGTTCAGAATCGGTTACGGTATGTGGGAGCATGTCTACTCTTTTGAAAATTACGATCAGATGGTGAAGGAAATTCTGAGTGTGCTGCTTGACAAGCCTAAACAAATAAAGGAGGAGAAGTGAAAATTATAATGGAAAGGTTTGACACGTTCAAGTTACCTAATGTAACTCTAGACATTGATGTTGATGGCAATATGATTACGATTGTCGCAACGCAGAAACGAAAGGATGGAACTTACGAGATTTTCCATCAAGACCAGTTTTCAACACCGGAATAGGGAAATAAAATGAACGATAAGCACTACCTGCTACACCCAGGGCAAACCCAAGCAGAGCCCCTCTACGCGCAGATTCCGCTGGAGGAATACGAACGCCTGATGGCGGAGAACAAGCGCCTCAACGAAGTGCTGAAGCGCCACGGGATAACGCTACTCAAGAATGGCTAGAACATGTCGATAGGCCTGCCATACAAGGGAAGCAAGAGCGAAATCGCGGAAGAGCTTGTCGCCAAGCTGCCGCCATGTGGGAAAATTCTTGACGCCTGCTGCGGTGGCGGCGCAGTGCTCGTGGCATTGGCTCAAAGCCTGAAATACAAGTCGGTAGTCGGGAACGACAGGAACCCCGCCACGATCGCGCTGCTTGATGCAGTGCTGATAAACAAGGGGCAAATCGAATATGAGCACCCGGAGCCTTGCTCCAGAAACGACTTTTTCGTGAGCCTCCAGCGCATCGAGAACGGCGACTTTACCATCCAGGACTGCGTGAACAAGTTTTGTGCAAGTTTCGGGAACGACGGCAAGACATATCTTTACGGCTCGGAAATTGAACCGTACAAGCTGGAAGCGGAACAGATGCTGACCGCAAGAACTCTTGAAGAGCGCCGACGGCATTACCGGAAATTCTATGCCATTGTAAACAAGGATGGTGGCGATGCCGGGAACCGCCTGCAAAAGTTAGAATTCATGCAACGCCTGCAAAGCCTGGAACGGCTGGAACGGCTGGAACGGCTGGAACGGCTGGAACGGCTGGAACGGCTGGAACGGCTGGACATCTTCGATATTGACTATTCCGAGTTCGATATGGTCTATTTTGATATTCCGTATAAAGGAACGAACAAGTATGATTATGAGTTCGATCATGAGAGATTTTATTCGCTTTTCGAGTCGCTTAAAAATGACTTAAATATTCCAGCGTTTTTAAGCGAATACGATGCGCCTTTTACTTGCGTTGCCGAATTCAAGAAAACGCAGCTCATGTCGGCGTCGGTTGGCTCGTCGAAGGCGACAACCCGAGAAAAACTTTATTTCAACGGCTCGCAGGAAGAATACAAGGCCCTAATGGGAAGGTTCTACGCGTCAAAGGATGCCGAAAAAAACGCAACTTTCACTCTTTTAAAGGACTAAAAAAAATGACCGACGCAGAAATCATCGCAGAATTGAAACGCGAACCCGCCGCCGAGCTGCGGAGGCTCCAGCGCGAGCCCTACAAATGGAAAGTGCAGCACGCTCTCGCTTTTCTAGGTCTGTAAAACCGATTTTACGCATTTTTATAAAAAAATTATTGACTTTTTATAAAAATGAATGTATATTTAATCCAGAAACGAAAAGCAAAGAGGTTTTATAATGGCTACAAAATCCACAAGAAAGCAGCTCGCAGGCGAAATCTACGACCTTTACAACCGCAAGTGGAAGCAGTTCGGCAATAGCAAGAAATCCGCATGGGTGCGCCATCTCCTGAACGGCGACCTCGGCACCGGATACAAGAGCCTCGAAGAACTCGCATCCTGGCGTGACCGCCTGCTTGCCGAAGCGGCATAAACCAGAGGACTCCATCATGGGAAAAACATCGCTCAAGCCTACATCAGTGACCCCTCAGGCGCACGCCATCGCATCCAGCGAGGCGAAGCGCCGCAAGGCGAAGGGCATCTGCTCCAGCATCACGGCGGTCATTTCCGAGGCGGTAATCAAGGAATACGGAGACACGAAAAATGGATAACAAAAAGATTTCTTTCCAGCGCGGCATCCCCGCTCCCGACGGCATCCACGAGGACGGGGCCATCGTAATCAACGAGTGGCGCCCGAAGGGTGGCTGGCTCAAGCACTACCGCGACAAGAACAGCGACCTCAAGGACAAGCTGCTCGTCTGCGCCATCTTCGCGCTCTATCTCGCGGTTTCCACCCTCGACTATTACTGGGGCTAATTCAGGACAAACCGCCATGACACTCGACGACCTTGCTATTCTCCGCAGTCAATATGAGCACGCGCTCGACGAGATGGCCGAAGCCGCCATCGACATCGCGGAGGCCCTTTCCGCAGGCAAGAAGCCCGAACTCCGGCAAATGAGGCGATATGCGAAGGCAAAGCTCGGTGTGGCCTCTACCCGCAGGGACATCGAGGAGAACCTCGACATCGAGATTGAAAAAACTTTATTCCGGGACTAGACTTTTATGGCCGAAAGGACGATAACATACAAGAGCACCAAGAGCCACACCGAGTACACCGTGACCGAGAAGAACGGCAGGGCATATCTCTCCGTCACCGGCGAGGCTGCCGCCCACGCGAAGGTGGTAAAGCAGATTAACGAGGTGAGGCTCGGCGGCGGGACATTCGAGATGGTATGCTGGATGGCCCGGCAGCTCGCACACACTTTCTAGGCTACACTTTTTTTTAAACTCTTCACAGGAGATAATTCAAAATGAAACAGAACGAAGAAGCTACCCCCACCATCATCGAGGTGGGCGACGACTATTCCTTGACCGTTGCCGATAGCGGGAACCTCCAGCAGTTTTTCGCGGATGGCGAGAACCTCCAGAAGGTGGCCGACCGCATCGAGACTCTCGCCCGAGGGCTCGTGGCGGATGTATCCACGAAGGAAGGCATCTCGCAGATCAAGACCGCAGCCCGGCAGATTGCATCGGTAAAGAAGAAGGTCGATGATTTGGGCAAGACGGTAGTGGCCGAACTGAAGGCCCTCCCCAAGATTATCGACAAGAACCGCGCCGATTTCCGCGAGCGCATGGAGAGCTTGCAGGAAGAAATCCGCAGGCCCGTGACCGACATCGAGGAACGGCAGAAGGCCATCGACGACATCAAGGGCACGCACTTCGCCTGCGCCGCCTGCAACTCCCAGGAACTCGCCGCCAAGATCGAGGAACTCGAGACCCAGCGGGCAGCGGTCACCGCCGAGGTATGGAAGGAAGCATACGAGGATGTGCTGAAGGCATATGACGCAGAAATCGGTGCACTCTCCACCATGAAGAGCGCAGCGGAGAAGCGCGAGGAAGATGCCCGCAGGCTTGCCGAGCTTGAGGCGAAGCAGGCGGAGGCCGACCGCATCATCCGTGAGCAGAAAATCAAGGAAGAGGCCGAGCGCAAGGCCCGCGAGGAAGCCGAAGCCAGGGCAGCAGCGGAAAAGGACCGCCTGGAGCGCGAAAAGGCCGAAGCCGAACGCAAGGCCGCCGAGGCAGAAAGAGCTCGCCAGGAGGCCGAGGAACGCGCAAGGCGCGAGGCCATGCAGCGCGAGCAGGAAAGAACGCAGGCCCAGGCTCGCATGGCACAGGAGCTCGCTCCCGCAGCCCCTGCCGCTACCGCCCAGAAGCCGTCCAAATGGACGCCCGAGATGAAGGCGGTCAACAACGACATCGTCAAGGCCATCGCAGCCATCATCGCTGAACGCCTGCAAGGATTTACCGTCGGCGGCTACGAGCTCGCCGCCCGCGAAATCGTGAAGGCCATCGTAAACAACAAAATCAACCATCTTTCCGTGAGGTATTAAAAATGGAATATATCGAAAATCAAAAGGACGAAGGCAAGAAGGCCGAATGGCTCGAAAAGCGCCGCCACTACATCACCGGCACCGATGCCGGGAAGCTCATCGGGGTCTCCCCCTTCGGAGGCATCTTCGACGTATGGCTCGACAAGACGGGCCGTGCCGAACCCCTCGCAGAAACTCCCGCGATGAAGGCTGGCAAGTCCTTCGAGACCAACATCCTCAAGGATTTCTATGCCGTGGAAACCGACTGCAAGCTGGAGCACATGGACGGCTACGACCTGCGCACCTGCGATGAATTCCCGCGCCTGGGCGCTTCGCTCGATGGCTGGAACCATAGCCTCGGCATCCCGGTAGATGCCAAGAACATCCGCTTCCGCGATGAAAAGTGGGGCGAGGCCTACACCTCCGACTTCCCCGAATACTACAAGGCCCAGCTCCAGGTGCAGATGATGGTGACCGGAGCCAAGTTCGCGCACCTCGCCGTGATGTTCAGCGGGCAGGACTTCTTCATCTACACCATGGAATATGACGAAGAGCTCGCCAAGAAAATCCTTGACGCTGCCGACGCATTCTGGCCCTATGTAGATGGCGACCGGATGCCCGAGGCCGACGGCTCCGACGCCACGACCGAATACATCAAGAAGGAATTTTCCGTGGGCCATGCCGACGAGGAAAAGGAAGCGACGGACGAAGTGATTGATGCCGTGAAAGCCTTGCAGAAGGCAAAGGCTGACAAGAAGGATGCCGAGAAGCGCGAAGCCGAATTCTCCAACCGCATCAAGGTCTACATGGGCGACGCGACCGTCATCCCCGGCATCTGCACCTGGAAAAACAACAAGGATGGCGAGAGCATCGACTGGGAAAGCATCGCGACCATCGCGATGGCCGGGATGGATGCTGCCGAACGCGCCGCGCTTATCGCGCAGCATACCTCGAAGAAAACGGGAAACCGAGTGCTCCGCATTACCGCGAAGGGACTCTAAAATATAAGAAATAAATAAGATTTGGAGCCATGCGCAAAATGTATATTAAGCACACCAAAATCTACAAAAAGAGGTAAAACAAATGGAAAACACACCCGCAATTATCAACCCCACCGAGAGCGCCATGCCGGTCGCCGCGCAGTCCGCATCCGAAAGCGCAGCGCTCGCCATGGCTGCACAGCAGAAGGCTGTCGTCGAGGCCCGATACAAGATGGCCCTCGCCCGCCCGCGCGACCTCGACTCCGTGCGCCAGAATATGCTCAAGGACGCACGCCGCCCCAGCTTCGCATCGGTCGCCATCTACCACAAGCCCGTGGGCAAGGGCATCGAAGGCCCGAGCATCCGCTTCGTGGAGGCTGCCATCCGCAACATGACTAACATACTGACCGAGACCTCGACGATTTCCGAGGACGAGGAACGCCGCGTCATCCGCGTGGCCGTGAGCGATCTCGAGACGAACACCTACTTCTCCCAGGACGTGACCGTCACGAAAACCGTGGAGCGCTCCAAGCTGCCGCAGGGCGAGAAGCCCATCCGGGTCCGCACGAACTCCTACGGAAAGCCGGTCTACATCCTGCACGGCACCGACGACGACATCCTGAACAAGCAGAACTCCCTCATCTCGAAGGCAGTCCGCACCCTCGGCTTGCGCCTCATTCCGGGCGATCTCGTGGACGAGGCTCTCTACTACGTGCGGCAGACCATGGCGAAGCAGGATGCCGCCGACCCCGATGCCGCGAAGAACCGCATCATCGACGCCTTCGCGCAGCTCGGCGTGCCGGTCGAGGCCCTCAAGGATTTCCTCGGGCACGAGCTCTCCAGCATCGACCCGGCTGAACTCCAGCTCCTGCGCTCCACCTATTCCGCCATCAAGGACGGCGAGACTACCTGGAAGGCGGTGATGGACGACAAGGCGGAAAGGGAAGCCGAGGCGAAGGCTGCGGCATCCGCATCCGCTCCGGCCCAGAAGAAGGCCGAGCCCGCCACCCAGAAGGTGCAGGTCCGCAACGACGGCCCCGCGAAGAAGGCGGGCGCATCCAGGAGCCAGCCCGCCCCGGCTCCCGCTCCCGAACCGGAACCTGAACCGGAATTCGGGGACGGAGCGGAACCCGAAGGCGACCTCGACAACGACATGTTCGGGTAGCCTTCGATGCGGCAGGTGAAGTACCCGGCAACGCAGATGGCGCTCAAGCGCTGCGGGTCGAGAAGCCCCTTCTACAAGCGCATAAAGGCGCTGGAGAAATGGGCCATCGACCACGGCTATGACGGGTACAAGCCTATACACCGCCGTACAAAAAGGGACAAGAGGCAACAGACCGAGCTGCAACTCTGGGTATAATCCCCATCAAGAAAAAAAAGCGAAAAAGCAAAAAAGGAAAACCAACCATGGCATATTTGAACAAGGTGATGCTCATCGGAAACATCGGGCAGGACCCGAGGACGAGCGCAAGCCCGAACGGCAGGAAGCGCGTTTCCTTCTCCCTAGCCACGAGCCGCCGCTACCGCGACAACAACGGAGAGCAGAAAGAAGAGACTACCTGGCACAATATCGTTATCTGGGGGAAGGTTGCGGAAACCTTCGAGCAGCTAGGCATCGGGAAGGGTATCTCTCTCTTTATCGAGGGCGAAATCACCAACCGAAGCTGGACCGACAACCAGGGCTCGAAGAGGAGCATCACCGAGGTGAGCGCGACATCCTTCCAGATACTCACGCCACGCGGGCAGGGTGCATCGGGCGGAGCTTCCTACGGCAGCGCTGGCGGCTCGCAGGCATCCGCATCCGGAAACCGGAACCCCTATGCGCATGGAGCAGGAACGCAGCAGGCGAGCGAGGAAGATTTAGGCGACGATTTGCCCTTCTAGGGCGCATGATATTCCCGCGTGAACAAACGATCGCGGGAACCCTGCCGGATGTTCCCATTGTTTTTTACATAAACCCTTAACCATCTGGATAAGTATCGTACTTGCGAAGGATGCGAACGGTTCATGCGGCAGGGACAAATTTTGGGAAACCCCAGAGCTAGGCGAGAGCCTCGATAGATGGGTTTTGCTAGCGGGAGAGCCTTCGCCCGCTCCCGGAAAAGGAAGGCAAATTTTTGACGCGAGGACGCAGGCATGAAGAACCCTTCCATGGTACATAGAGCGGAAAACATGTGGTGCATGTTCGCGCCATACCGCCACGCCATCAAGGAGGACTGCTCCGCGAAGGTAAAGCTCGCCCTTCTCGTGAACAAATGGCAGAACCCGTGGCACGCGATGCAGGACCTGGAGAAGGTCATCCCGGCCAAGAGGCTCGCGAAACTGAAAGAGAATTTAAAAGGATAGATTGCAATATGCAGACGATTGAAGAATACAAGGCCTACACCCGGCAGCTCGAAGGCGAGGTGGGCAAATGGCATCACGCCTACGATGCGCTTATCGTAGAGCGCAACCAGCTCGTGAACAGCCTGCTCAAGTACGAAAAGACAGTGAGCATCAGGAACGAGGAAGGGGCAGAAAGCGTGGCCATCTTGCGCGAGACTTATGACGCCATCAGCGACGAGCTCGAAGAGCTGCGCAAGCACGAGGTCGAATGGGACATGGCGAAAGCCCGGATAAAGGAACTCGAAAGCGAAATCAACCAACTAAAAACGAGGTAAAAAATGAACAACGAACACGAACACATCTATGACGACTGCATCGGGAATCCACCCTTTGCCGAGGCCTTGAAAACGCTGGGTGGGATTGATACCGAATGGAAACTGACCGAGGCGCAGCAGCGTTTCTTTGACGAGAAGAAGGAATGCGTGAGCAACCTCCCCGAAGATGCGACCGAGCGCGAGAAGGAATTTGCCAAGATCGCGCTGTTCATGGCAACCTATGCCGAGAACTTGCAGGGAGCCCTGAACCGCGTCAAGGCGCAGCGCACGGCTGCAATGGAGCGCACGGCTGCAATGGAGCGCACGGCTGCAATGGAGCGCATCAAGCACCGCACGGACTTCTCGAATGCGTGGGGCGCGATGGTAGCCTGCTACCGCGCCATTGACCGCCACTTCGGCGACGAAATCCGCGCCCAGCTCGAAAAGAACGACCGCACCCAGAAGGAAGGCCAGATGCGAGCCCTCATGGAGAAGATGCAGAGGCTCGCGAAGTAGATATTGCCGCCCTGCGTGGACAGGCCTGCTAGATGCCCCAGTAGTGCTTGGCGGCACCCATTTATGCTCTCGACAGCTACATGAACCGATAAGGACAAACAAAAGAAACTCCCAGCCGGGGGAGGAATTAAACCCGGCAAAAATTTTAAAATTCATCAACAAGAGAAAAAAGACATCATGGCGACGAAAGACAAAAGTAATATCAAGAAAGCATCCGGGCCGGAGCAGGCCTTCGACTGCCTCGCAGTATCCGAAGTAAGGGTTTTCCCTTTCAAGGAAGGACAGAGCCTCGGGCGCATGAAGGCTCTTGCAGAAATCGTACTCAACGACCAGTTCATCGTGCGAGGCCTGCGGATCATGGAGTGCGAGAACGGCCTCTATATCGTTTACCCGACAGACCCTTTCGTCAAGGGCGATGACTACAAGTCCATCTGCAATCCGATTACGCGCCAGCTCCGCGAGCACATCGAGAACACCGTCCTGGAAAAGTACACCGAGAGGATTAAAGGATAAAAGAAACGAAAGGAAAAGCCCTGCCCGGCACCTTGGCGCACGCCAACCCCTCACACTTAAACACATGCCGGGCAGGGCGCTTTTCGGAGAGAATAAAAAAATCAAATCAACTTCACGAGAGGAAAACCAAATGAAAAAAGCATCATCCCAGAACCTGAAGATACTGGAGGCGCTGAAGAAGGGCGCACGCATCACCCCGATGGACGCGCTGCGGCGCTTCGGATGCTTCCGCTTGAGCGCGAGGATAGCCGACCTGCGCATGGCCGGGAACAAGATTTTCTCGCACATGGTAGAGCGCAACGGAAAGCACGTCGCGGAATACTACATGGGAGCAACGAGAAAGCTGACGTAAAAAAAAGATTTAGAAGGGGCTGCTGGTGCAGCATGGGCATGGCTTTTCGTTTCATTTGGCCTACCTCCTCCATGTGTAGCCGGGTTCAATTCCCGGAAGCCCCATAAAAAAAGCGAACCATGAAACAAAATGAAACACCCACAAATGAAACGATAAAGGAAAAAAAATGGAAAACCAAGAATTCCACAAGTTCGACATGCACCTTTTCCGCGACTCCATGCAGAACTACAAGGTCTACCAGATACCGAAGGCGCAGCTCATCATCGCCGACGTGCCCTACAATCTCGGCACGAACGCATACGGCTCGAACCCGTCATGGTATGTTGACGGGGACAACAAGAATGGCGAAAGCGAAAAGGCCGGCAAAAAGTTTTTCAATTCCGAGAATGAATTTAGACCCGCCGAATTTATGCACTTCTGTTCCAAGATGCTCGTCAAGGAACCGAAGGAAAAAGGGAAGGCTCCCTGCATGATCTTGTTTTGCGAGTTCGAGCAGCAGTTCAAGTTCATCGAGCTCGCAAAAAAATACGGATTTCCGAATTACATAAACCTCGTTTTTCGCAAGAATTTCTCCGCGCAGGTACTCAAGGCCAACATGAAGATTGTCGGGAACTGCGAATACGGCCTGCTTTTCTATCGCGATAAATTGCCGAAGTTCAACAACCGGGGCAAGATGATTTTCAACTGCATCGACTGGGAGCGCGATACCGAGACACCGAAGGTACACCCGACTCAAAAGCCCGTCCAGCTCCTGAAAAAGCTCATCGACATCTTTACCGACGAAGGCGATGTGGTAATCGACCCGTGCTGCGGTTCTGGAACAACCCTTCTCGCGGCACAGCAGATGATGCGCAGATCCTACGGCTTCGAGGTAGACAAAAACTTTTTCAAGGATGCGAAGGAAAAAGTCTTGAGCTCTTTTGAGCCGGACATGTTCCAGATGCTCGAATTTGACGAGCGCGAAAAGAAAAAGCAGAAGTACATGAGCAAGGCCGTTGACGATGGGCAGCACGGCGACCGCTGAAATAGCCAGGATGCTCGGCTCGATCCACGACCGCGACCATTATACGGTGCTGCGGGACTTCTTCGAGCTTTCCGCAATATCCATCCGGAATGCGGTGGACTTCGGGCGCGACCGCGAGACATACGAGATGCGATACAAGGCGATAGCCGAGAAGTATAGAAAGGAATATCTCGACATCATCGCGAGCGCCTTCGCCATGCTCGGGGCGCATATCCTGAAGGCGGCGAACGGCGACATCCCATTTGCGGACTGGGCCGGAGAAATCTACATGGACTCTGGCACGAGCAACGGCAGGGCGGGTCAGTTCTTCACGCCGTACCACGTGAGCCACCTCATGGCGGAGTGCTCGCTGGAGCGCAACGAAGTGCTCGGGCGCATCGGCAAGGACCCTGACGACGTGATTACCATCTACGAGCCGACCTGCGGCGCAGGCGGGCTCATCGTGGCGAGCATCGACGTGCTGAAGGGCTACGGAGTAAACTACGCATGGAACGTATTTGTGGACTGCGGCGACATCGACTCCCGATGCGTACACATGACCTATGTCACGCTATCGCTGCTCGGAGTCCCGGCGGTCGTGCGGCTGGGCGACGCCCTCATGATGAAGTATCACGAGGCGTGGTTCACTCCCGCCTACCTGATGGCGTGGCCTCATTTCAGGAGCAGGATAGGGCAGCATCGCTATCCATACGAGCCCACGGTGAAGGCGCCTTCCAGGGCGCAAGCGGAAGCCGCTGCGGATGCCGGATGCCCGAAGGCGGAAGAAATGCCGAGGATGCCCGAAAACAAGCCCAGGATCGAGAAAAACGGGCAATTATGCCTATTTTAGGGCCATTTTTGCGAAAATCCTGCAAAAAAGGTGCGTAAAAGCCAAAAATCCAGCTTTTGAAAAAGTAAGCAAAAAGTAAGAAATATGTAAGTATCTTTTTCTTGCATATATTGCAAAAAGTATGTATTTTATAGACACGAAAACAATAAAAGCGAGGATAAACAAATGGTCGACCTTTTTAAACTCTACAACAACGGAGAATGCCTTATCAAGTACGCCACGATGGAAGAAATCAACTGCGTGCTTGATACGATTGATGACTGCACATCCGTGAAAATAGTCTACCAATGCACCCAAGAAGAATTCAACGCAACCATCTAACCGCAAGGAGGCCCACGATGAAAAGGACGAACAAGACAAGAACATGGAGGGCGACTTTCCTGAACGGCGCGACGATGCTGATAAACAAGAAGTGCCTGGCGGATGCGCTTTTCGCCGCTGAAACCTGGGAAAACTGCCACGACGACAAGGGCAACCTGCTCTACGGCACCCTCGAGAGCGTGGAACTCGCATGGTAACATCACCAAACCAACACCCAAAAAAAGGAGCATAGAAATGGCAGAAAGAACCACCATAACGATAGATCGCGACCTTCTTATCGAGGCCCAGCGAACCGCAGCCCGAAAGGGCGTGCCCATGGGCGTGGCCGGAAGCACGTCCAAGTTCATCCGATTTCTCTTGCAGGACTACTGCGCACGCAACCCTGCCCAGAGGAACGGCTAGGAAAAATTTAAACCGCCCACAAAAGAGAGGAAAAGCAAATGGAAATTAAAAAATCTATCCACATGAGGGTCATCATCGGGCTCGAAAAGGGACAAAAGCGCATACGGTGTCTGGAGTCCGAATTCATGGACGCCGCGAAGTTCGGCATCCAGGACCCGACCAACAAGAAGCGCTTTGTGGCGGCCTTCTCGGTTTACGAGGATACCACCGGCGGCTTCTTCGCATATTTCAGCGAGGCGTTCAAGATTGCCGCCCGCAAGGCATGGAACATCAAGAGCGAGGATAAAAATGGTTAATGAAGCGACTATCGAGGCCTACAAGGCCATGGCGAAGGATAGCGAATGCCCGAGCATGGAAACCCAGATCCGCGAGAACCTGGAGCGCACCTGCGACAAGTTCGCGGGCAACGAGGACAAGTTCGAGCGCTGCCTTTCGTATCTTGAGGAATGCGCCAGTGAAATTCTCGAAGGCAAGAACGGCGACGTACCCGACGAGGTATGTTTCCGAATTTGCCGCGACTACTTCAACGACGAAATCTGGAAGAAGGAGGACGAGGAGGAAGCCCGCGAGAAGGCCGAGGCAGAAGAACGTGCAAGACTCGCAGCCGAGAAGAAGGCAAAGGACAAGAAGGGCAAAAAGGCGAAGAATTCGAAGCCCAGGAAGGCGAAGCCCGAAGAGGAAAAGCCCGCCTACGAACCCGAGGCAGAGAGCATCCCCGAGCATAATCCCGCAGTTAAGCCGGTGAATGGGCAGATTTCCTTTCCTGATATGCTGGGGGCATAAATGACAATGACCCGCGCAGAATTCACCGACTACATCGTGAACCAATGCGGAACGATTACCCGATATGTCGTGGGAGAATGGAAAAAGACCCGCTCCCACGGCTCGGGTAAATCCGAAGTCTACCGCATCGACGAGGACGGCGTGGAATACGTCCGCAACCTCTATATTTCGCTTTATGGCGGCTATTTTATCGAGCCTTCCCTGCGGGAAAAATGGTGCAGGATCGAAGGCGGATGCCCCGGACTCAAGAAGGGAACCGCCATTCTCTCGTTGCCGCTTACCGAAGCGGAAAAGGCCGCCATCGTGGAGGCCCACCCCGAATTCCGCTGGACTTTGCAGAAGGCCGGGAGGATAAGCAAGGCCGATGCCATGCGCATCCTTTCCGCATGGAAGAAAAACCCGAAAACGGAACTACTTGTCGGGGCGAAGCTCGACAAGCTCGTGGGAAACGGCAACTTTTCCAGGATGAAGCCCGAGCGCCAGAAAAGGGTGCTCGCCTTTATCCGCGATACCCGAGGCGCAAGCAAGTGGGCGCTTGCAAAAATCCTTTTCGTGATGAACGGCCATACCGCGAAGGAATATGAAGAGTGGCAGGACTTCTGCTTTGAAAACGGAAAGTGCGCCTTCGATGTCTACAAGTATTTGAGCGCCACCAACCTAAAAGATTATAGCCGATGGAAGGTGCGCTACTATCGGGACTACATCGAAACTGCGAAGCGCTGCGGGCATGACGTAAATGACAGATATTGGAAATTCCCCAAGGATTTAACCGCAGCGCATAACAAGGTAGTAGCCGAATACAACAATATCCTTGAAGCCCGAAGGCTTGAGGAAAAGCGCCTGCAAAACAAGCGCGAGCGCGAGAAGAAAAAGAACTTTCTTGCGATGGCGCAGAAATTCGCAAACGCGATCGTGCGCAAGTCCGGCCTTGTAGTATCCGTGCCGGGCGACATAAAGACCGTCGCAGCGCAGGCGAAGGCCCTGCACCAATGCCTCGTGAGCGCCGACTACATCGGGCGCATGGCCGAGAAAGAGCTCGTGCTGGTATTCGTTCGGACGAAGGCTGGGGAGCCCGTGGCGACCGCAGAAATCAAGCCGGACGGTTCACTGGGGCAATTCTACGCCGACGAGGACAAGGACGATATAAAGCCGAGCGAGAAGGCCCACATCGCCCTGGATGCGTGGCTCAAGGAATACCGCGCCAAGGCAAGAAGGTCGATGAAGAAAACGCAAAAGGAGGCAGCATAAAAAAAAGTGAAAAATTTTGTTTTACCTATTGACTTTTGTCTATACATTATGTATATTATAGATGAAACGAAAGCCCAAAAACAAAGAGGTAGACAAATGACGCAGAAACTTCTCACATCCGCTATCAAGACCGCCGCAAGGAAATTCCCTCTCGGCTCCCAGGACGGCAAGCACGGCGAAGCGCTGGTTCTCGCCCGCTTCTTTACTCCCGCCTCCAGCTATACATGGTATATGCTCGAATATGACGAGGAAAACGACGAGGCCTTCGGCTACATCGTAGGCCCCGAGCCCGAATACGGCTATTTCTCGGTCAAGGAACTCCAGGAAGCCAGGATGCAGAGCGGGTTCCTGTGCGGGATGCAGGCGGTGGAGCGCGACATCTCGGTAGACCCGAAGAAGCGCACGCTCGCGGACCTGCTCAAGGCATACGGCGAAAAGGCCCCGAGCTGGTGGCAGGAAAAGGCGAGCGCCTAGAGCCTTTTAAATAGGAGAGGGACGGCTCCCTTCGAGCCGCCCTTTTTCCCCTAGAATTCAACCCACAAAAAAGGAGCATAAATGCCCAGGCAAAAAAACAAGTCGCTGAAAAAGGTCTGCCTATTCCTCGACATGGACGCGATCGCGAAGGCGAAGCTAGCTGCCATCAGGAAAGGACTTGAGCCGAACCTTGCAGGGCATACCAGCGCACTCTTGCGCTATCTGGTAGAGGATTTTATTAAGAAATCCGGAAAATAAAAAAAGCACCCACTCTTCACAGGAGATTTTATCTTATGGCTACGAAAAAGAAGAAAAAACAGTATGGCCCGCTCGGGCACGAGAAGGCCTGCGACTATATCATGGTCGTAAATTCGTGCATGGGGGGCGAGCCTTCCCTCATGATTATCCAATTTTATGCAGGGAAGCCTTTTACCGCCGAACACTTTTTCCGGGTCTTGACCTCGGAGGAAATCCTTAAGCAGGGCCGAATTTGGCGCGAGTATTATGCAGAAAGGGACATCAATTCTCGCAAGACCTCGAAGCATCTGGCAAAGATGTTCTGGAAAGATGCCAAGGCAAACGGAAGCGTTCTGCTGAAGGCAAATTCTCTCGGCATCATCTTGAAAGATTACCGCGAGGCCGGGGAGGTATAAATGAATTTCAACGGACAAGAACTGAAAGAAATCACCAAGCCGCAGATTTTCGACCCGCCGAAGAAGATGCTAGTGTGGAATAAAATAATGGATTATGCTATAACATCTTTGGTTGTAGCGATTGTGGAAAGGATGGATGGGATATGTGCAATATGTCACGATGGCGAAATATATCCTTATTGCGCCGAAATCCCCGAAGAACCGAAACCGCGCCGGTCTACGAATAGGGAGCTGGCTAAATGGTTGGCGCAAGGGAACGGGGAAGTTCTCACTCTCATGCAAATGACAAATAAGCACTCCTACGAGATAGTAGCAAGCACCTGGCATTACTTCTGCGGGGAGGAAAACAAGGTAGTTGATTACGGATATGAAGGAAAATGCTGTAAAGGTATCCGCAAGTGGGAGGACACCGAATGGCACGAACCGACCGTGGACTACATGGAACTGGAGGTAGTATGCCGAAAGTAAAAGTGACCCGATGCGAAAGGGTGACGAACCCCTATTATAAGGCGGTCGTTGAAAATCCCTGCATTATATCCGAGCATGATTTCGATGACGAGAAATCTGCAAACGATTTCATCAACGGCGACATTGACAAGTATGCCGAGAAGTATCCGAACAATGACATCAGCATCACAAGGATAGAAGTTCCATGGCAGGTCGGCGTCTCAATCAGCGACCGCTCAAGGTTCGGGGGTCTTTTTATCCTCTACAACAAAGAGACCCTATGAAATGCTGGTGGTGCGGGCGCGACCGGCAGACCGAGGAATGCAGGCTCCGCTATTCAAGAATGTGGATAAATCTTTGCAGCGATTGCAAAAATGGCTTTAAATCTAAAATTAAGGAGACTAGATAGAAAATGAAAGCATGGGACATAATCTTTTTTTCGCTATTCCTCGCAGGGCTCGCTCTTTGGGCGATGGCCTTGCGCCACGCGCTCTTTTATGCCGTGGACGATTATGCGATTTTTTACCTCCTGCTCGGCGGGCAGCTAGTAAAGCTGGGATATTCCTACGGCAACGCGGCAGACGAGACGAGCTGGCGCGAGAGTGTTTCCGATGCCTTTAAAAATTTGATGGACAAGAAATGACAATGGAGAGAAAAATCAAAGAAATAGACTCCGAGAAACTCTGGGAGAAAGAGCTCGATGCCATCTTCGAAAAGGCTATCGGGGAAATAAAGGACTCCGTCGCATCCAGGGCCGCGCAGGCTGCGGTCGAGGTATATTCCGAAGCGAAGAAAGGAGGCGATGCCGGAACCATCGCCCGCAAGATTTCCGAGGCCTGCATCGACTGCATGGGTGCAGGGCTGAAGAAGGGGTTTTCATCCGCGCTCAAGTTCATGCGCGAAAGGGGAGCCTAAAAAATGACTATCACTTTATCCTGGCCTATAATCGCCATCATCATCTTTGTCCTCGCCACGCAGATCTGGGCGTGGACGCGGGACGGCTCGACCGGATTTATCGCGGTTTCCGACCGGGATTTTGCGGTATTCCTGGCGACCGCCCTTGATGCTCTATTTATCGCTATCGTCGGAGGTATTTGGATATGGTAAGGAAAGCCAAAAAGACGCAGTTCGTCAAAGAATTTCACGAGATCGACAAGGAAACGTTCAAGATTTGCGAGGCGGTGGCGCTCGGCCTCGACCGCTACTACATGAGAGACAAGCATCCGACTTTTGTTTCCGAGGCGCAGCGCGAGAAGGCAAGCGCAATCATCAAGCAGATGCCTCCCGGATGGATGCAGATGCCCCACCGCTGGGACATGCACCGGTGAGAGGCATGGGCCGAAAGTCGCGGTAAGTTTTTTGTAATAAAGAAATAAGTTTTGTGCGCCATCGCAAAATCTAATTTTATATACAAAAAAAAGGAGTTTCAAAGTTGAAAATTCGAGATAAAATCATGAAGGCCGCAGCCGCCATCGAAGGGCAGGCAGTCCTGCTCCAGGAGCGATGGGATAGGGCTCTCGTGGGCTATACCATCCCGGAAGGCACAAGGCTTGCAGTCGGGGTCTACGATTACGACAAGGCGGTCTGCCGCCCATTTCTAGTCGACCTTGATGCAGAAGATGAACTGATAGATGCACTGCGAGCCGTCGAAGGCGAGGCAAAGCCCATAATCATCCATTCCGAGGTACACCCCTTATTCGAGGTTGACGAAAAATGAGTAAGGCGGTTATCTTGAGCATCCATCCAAAATGGGCCGAGAAAATCTACTCGGGAAAAAAAGAGGTCGAATGGCGAAAGTCCTTCCCGACCGAAGCGACGCCCGGAATGCCGGTCCTCATATACGAAACGGCCCCGGTATGCAAGGTGACGGGTCTTTTCTTCTGGATCGGGACGGAAACCCTTATAATACGCGAGCCGGATTTTGACGGGCAGGAAATCCACCCGGTAGCCCAAATGATGATAGATGCAGGCTGCGTTCCACTGGATGACTTGAAAAAGTATCTAGGAGGCAACGAGCGACTGTATGCCTGGAATGCTCGCTGCAAGATGAAATTCTCGAGGCCGCGCACGCTTTCCGAATATGGGCTATCAAGGGCTCCCCAGAGCTGGCAATATATCACGATAAAGGAGTTAGAAAATGCTTTGTGACGAACTGAAAGACAAGTGGTTCAATGCGTATCCAGAAATTATGGGAATTGAAGGTGACGAGCCTATCCAATGCTACGGCAAGGCAGATGTAGAGGCTGCCATCGCTGAACTCAAGGCGAAACTTGAGGAGCGTGACAAAGAGATTAAGAAACTCAATGAGGAACGCCGATGGCGAAAGTTCCCCGACGAAAAGCCGAAATGGGGAGAAGAAGTCCTTGTTGTAGATGACGAAAGCAAACAGTACATCGTCAGGTTTTCTCACGATATGAAATGGATTTCGTGGGGAAGAATGAACACTTGCGAAAGCAGCGCCGTCCTTTATTGGAAGCCTCTTTCGTCGGCTCCGAAGGAGGTGTAAGATGAAAGACGAGAAGCGCTGCATGAACTGCAAGCACGAAGGCAGCATCCACGAGCGCCAGGGATGGGGCGGCGATGAATACTGGTGCGAGTGTAAGCAAGGAATGCCCGAGCGAGACCGCCGCAGCTTCGGATGCGAAAAATGGGAGTCGAAGTGAAAATCATAAAAAAGAAAATCGTCGAAGGCTTCATCTGGGCGTGCGCCTTGACATTTACCATGCTCGGCATCGCCGGGGCCATGATGTTAGTAGGGCTGCTCACTTTCGCGATAACGAGGGCCATGGCATGAAAAGAAAACCGGAAAACCAGGTATTCCGCTTCGGGCTCGAAAAGGTAGCCCTGAAAGACCTAGACATCGCCCAGGCGCACAAGGCGAAGGAATATGCGCACGCGATGGCAAACGGCTACGGCCTGAACGATGACGCGAGGATGCAGAACTATTGGATAGGGGTCGAGAATTGCGTGGACGCGAAAATATGCGAGCTGGAGAGGGCTTGATGCAGGACAAAGATGACCGATGAAAATATAAAAACTCGAAAATTCCGGATAATAGGCTGGAGAAAATCAAAGTTCCTTAAAGATATGACCGTGCCGGAACTCATGATGATGCGCGACCGGGCCTATATACTCGCGATGAGCTACGGCGGCAACGATAGGGTTTCTGCATACTGGCTGCGCATCGAGGGTATATGCAAGGCTCTTATAGATGGATGGAACAACGGCAAGAAACTTGCCGAATACGAAAGTAAAAAGGCTTTAGAGGCGAGGACAAAAAAAATGGAAAATTGGGAAAGCATCATCGCGCAAAAGATGAGACCTTGCGCCAAGCTGGCGGAGGACGTGGCGCATCAAAGAAAGCTCGAATACGAGAGAAAGCGCGAGGCAACGCCCGAGCGCAAGGCCGCGCACCGGGCCTATAATCAAACCGAAGCCGGACGCGCTTCCATGGCTAGGCGCAACAAGAAGTGGCGCGAGAGCGAGCGCGGGCGCGAGGTATGCCGCATAAAGTCGCGCCGCTGGTATGCCGAGCACAAAAAGGATGCCAAATTCATGGAGCGCAAGAGGGCATATAACAGGATGTATAGAGCCATGCGCAGGGCGAACAAGAAGATGCCTTCTGCCGTCACCATCGCGCTCCAGGACATCGGCTACATGACGGTGCATCTGGTAAGGAGCGCGGCTGCATGAGAGGAAGGAAACCGAAGCTCACTTTTTCCGAGACGGTCCGTCTCCGCACCATCCAGGCCGCGTTCGGCATAGGATCAAAAGAGGAAGATGCCTTCTGGGAAAACGTAAGGAAGGCCGCGAAGCTCCGCAGGGAAATCCGGCGGGGCTCCAAGCCATCCGCAAGGCCCAAACGCATAAAGAAATATGCGAGCTGGCAGGAGGCGCACCGTGCAGCAAGCCGGTCCTATTACGAGCGAAATCGCGAGAAAATCCTGGAGAAGAGAAAAAGCGACTACAACAAGAAAAAAGAATTAACGGATGTCAAAAAAGATGAAAATGACTCGTAGATTAAGAAAAAAGCTGTTCAAACAAAGGTTTCCGTTTAGCGATGAGTGGAAACCTCGCAGAACAGGCTATCGAAAAAGGCTGCACAAATGCCCCGTTTGCGGGTGTTCGAGGCGTGCCGGTTATTATAGATGTTGTCCGAAGTGTTATTGGGTTCTCGAATGGCAGGACAAGGTTCGAGGTCTCATAGCCCAGGCGAGCGACATGATGAAGCCGCGAGGCGCTTCTCTAGGCGTTGCCTTCTATACGCCCAGTGTCGCAACTATCGGTCTCACAATAAGGGCTTTTTGCGACCCCGAGGAGTCCGCAAGGTATCAAAGGGAAGGCTCCCGCACGACTGCACAGTTCGAGGTCAACCTGCGGGCGCGAGATTTCAGGGCATCGACTAGGATTTCCCTGCTCGAACTGCGAAACGCAAGAGAGCCGAAGAAGATAATGCTCGACGAAATCCTTGAGCTCTTCGAGAAGTCGCAGAAGGAAATGCACAACTACATCGACCGAAACGGCGTGATGAAAACTTTAGGAGGATGCCCGGTCCCGGTTGCGGGAGGATGCTGGGGAGAACCGAGGTTCAGGAGATAACAAAGATGCAAAAAATTTCTATCAAATATCCGGTTTATAGAAACAACTGGTCGCACTATAAAAGATATTTCATTTGTCTCGGGCCATGCTTTCCAAAAAAGGGAGAGTCGCGTACATCTTGGGGGCTTGAGCTTATCAAGGACGATGCCGGAAACTGGCAAATAGAAGCGAATGCTAAATACTATTCGGATGATTTAGGAAAAGAAAGAATGCCGCGCATCGGCCACATAAACCTCGCCTCACTCATTCTCGACGAAATCCAAAAACTAGAACAATAAAAAATCATCATTCATAAAACCGAAGCCCCCGAGGATTTCTCCCCGAGGGCTTTTTGTAGCCTCCCCGACTACGTTTATCTTTATTTGCTTTTCCTCAAAGCCGCGATTATGTTCGCCCTGATAGGCCGGACTTGAACCTTACCAGTCGATGTGGCAGGGGTCTTGCACTTGGAGCCTCCGCCTCCAGCCTCGATCATGAGCCCTTCTCCGATGGCGAGAGCAGTGTGCGTGATGCTCTCTACCGACTTTCCGAAAAAAAGCACGTCGCCTTCAGCGATGAAGTCGAAGGGGACTTCACTCCATCCCTTTTTCTTGAGCGCCTTATATAGCCCCTGCGCGGTAGTGTCGGGTCCGTCATAGAGCCCGAAGGCCCAGAGACATTCGAGAACGAGTCCAGAACAATCCCATCCATTATATTTTTGACCAGACCCATCCCCTCCCCATATATAATTTGAACCAATAAAATGACTCATGTATTCAGTGAGTTTCATTTGCAAACAACTCCTTCAATCTTTTGCTAATCTTTTCTCTAACTTCAGGTCTTTTTGCCGGGTTTTTGTCACCACGAAATTTATCTCTATACGCTTCGTCACGTATAACGCCTAAAGGGTTTTTATTACCCATCATTTTTATTGATTTTTTGTATCTAACAGAAGCGAGACGATTTGGGTTCAAAGCACGCATGTGCATTCTCATGTGTTGGCTTTTGTCTAAAAAAATCAATTCAAACGCAGGACGATGGTAGTACATTCCCATCCTTATGAGGTCATTACGAGAATGGGCAAATTGACCGTCAATGGTTAGTTCGAGCCTATGATGAAGCACCCATGTTTTAGACTTATCCTCAACGGCCATGTCATAGTTTTCAATGCTTTCTATTGAGTCTCTACAAAATCTTCTAGAACTAGAGTCTAAATATATCATGCCGCCTCCCATTTCATCGCGTAATCAACAAAGCTCATTCAAGAGTCCTCCAGGTTGCATCTACAAGCCCGCGAACGCCGAAGCCGTCGTTGCCCCAGTGCCGCTTGCCTCCGGCCACTAGCTCGATGGCCTTGTCCGCGCATCCGGCCACAAAACGGCTCATGCCCCAGCACCTCCAGATGCCGCGCAAAATATCGTCCACTTCCTCGCGGGATAGCTTCACCGGCTCGAATTCCGACTGCACGATGCCTTCGAGGATATAGAGCACGTCATGCGCGGTGGGTCCGGCATTATACTTGTCGTCGCCCGCCCTCCATTGAGGAACGATTTTTGAAATGGGCCAGAAAGTAGATGCGCCGTCTGTTATGAAACCCGGCTTTATGTCGATTTCCATGCAGGCCGTTTCCTCCCTGCCATCGGCAAAAGTCCGCACGATATTGACGAGGATTTTTGCACCCGCAGAAAAGACGAAAGGGCGCTCTCCATCCACGAGAAACGGAGAAACCACTACGTTCTTGACCGTGCATTTCGTGCGACTGCTCATAGATCCAGCCCCGAGTCCCTGGATAGTTTTGGGCTTTTTGAAATCACGAACCCGCTATTCCGCAGCGCCCCGATAATTTCACGGAGCAGGCCGTTCGTTTCCTTGACCTCGCCTTCTAGGCGCACAAAGTGTCCGTTCCCTTCGCTCAAGCGCTCCCGCACTTCCTTGTTTTCATGCTGGAGCACCTTCACTTCGGTCTTTAGGTTTTCAATTTCCCGGTCGCGTTCCTTCTTTGCCTGCTCCCGTTGCAGTTCAATGGCAACGGCGCGGGCGTCGGCGGCTTCCGCCTTGCGCACCGCCTGCACGGCCTTCACAACGGCAGCAACGGCGGTCCCGATGGAACCGACCAGGGTTGCAACCGCTGCAATGTCCATTCCAGTAATATCCATTTTACGACCCTATAATAGTCATTGCATCCGTTGGCTGCTCCGGCCACAATTCGGCCTTCAACTTTATATTCTGCAACGCCCACAAGATGCTGTCCGCGTAGGGGAGAATAACGCTCAAATGGATTTCACGAGTATCCGGCAAGGGCGACCTGGTGCTACCCGGAACATCAACCGAGCCGGACCAGTGCGTAGCAACCACCGCGCCGGACCCGGTAATTGCACCGGAGGCATCGTGGAAAATTCGCTGGAAATGCCCCGTCACAAGGTCGGTTCCCTTGTCTATGTCATAGGCTCGCACTAGCAAGTCCTGCACATACCCAGGCGAAAGCGTTCCTGAGTCGGAATATGCAAGGTCAAATCTAAATTCAAACCTGCCGCCGTAGCCTTTCGGGACTTCCAGTTTGGCAAGGGCTTCAATGCCACCAGCCAAGGAGCGGTTTTCTATGCTAACCCAGCCCGTGGTGGCCTTCATGAACTTTCCGGCAAGCAGCCCCATTTCCGCAGCATTTGAACGCTGCCCGATGGGGTTGGTCGGGCGCACCACGTAAATCAGGTCGGTGTCCTGCAAGTCCGTGAGCCTGGGCATCATAGAGAGCGGCATGGGCGCGTCAGGTATTTGTCTATCGTAAGGCATAGGGGAGTCCTCTGTTTAAGTTGTCCGTAAAAGTTTAGTTTATCCGAAGTGGTTGTAGGAGTGCCGAGCACCCCGCCGATGGTCGTGTATAGCGATGTGAGGTATAGGTCGGGCATTTACGAGTTGTCCGACAAGATTTCAAACTTTTTATAAACCGCGTCAGCAGTAATATGTACTTGTTTGTTTGCAACGAGATAAAGCCAATAATCACAAGGGATGCTTGCGTTTGCCTCATCGTGGACCCAAATATTCGGATTACTCCCGTCATACGAGAACTTGCACCCGTTGATTATAACTTGGTCGTCAGTTTCGCTACCGAGATACCCGACACGGAATGCGATGTTGTACGTGGTGTTTTTAAATTCGCACTCGGTAAATTGCTGGATGCACGGAACAGGAGGAAGGCTTCTCTTGTCCCAATTATGCGAGCCGTATGCAGGAACACCCGTCTTTGCTGCATCGGTTTCAAACACGCATCTTTCCGCTATGAATTTTTCGCCACTCTGCAAACCGAAACCGACCGCAGTGTTATTTTGCCATAATAGTGTCGCATCGGAAGAGTCGGGAGCAAAATTTTTAAAGTGACAGTTTTTCGCCTTCATAGTTACATTCGGGTTTGGTGTTGTCCACCCGCCATCACTATGCCAGCAATAGCGGCAATTCTTGGCATAAATGGTAAGGTTTTCGAGTGAAACATTACCTAAAGAATTTACTGTCGAGAATGCGGTAGATTGTGAAATGTTGATATTGTTGGAGTCAAGCCTTCCGTCAATGACGATATTCGCCCTTTTACCTACACCGACAAGGCTTACATAATCGGGGATAAACAAGCCTGTCGGCTGCTGGCTATAATCTCCGCCGAACACCTCGTCCTCTATGTTGTACGTTCCTTCGTGGATGTAAACAACGTATTGCTTAGCCTCCGAAGAGTCCGTGATGCTATCAAGTGCATCTTTTATTTTAGTATAGTCACCCGTCCCGTCTGTCTTTACGTTTATCTCAACGACTGACGGATACTTACGATAACAGTTAGTCCAAAGTGCTAGGCTAGGGTTGTAGTGTATGTCAAAGCACGTTTCAACACGCAGTTCTTCAAAGTCCGTAGTTGTGGTCGGAGGTTCTTTTCGTTCGCTTATGTAACCTACAACCACGCTGTTGTCATTAGTCTTTACAATTTCGTACACCCCATCTTTAGGGGATTTCCCGTTTATCGTGTTGCCAACAATAGACCAATTCCTGTTAAGTTCAAATAGTTGCCAATTTTTAAACGAGCCATCAACGTAGCGACGCAGAGCATACTGCTTGTTACTCGGGATTCCGAACAAGTACACCCCGTCAACAACACTCTCAAGTTCGGATTTGTAACGGAAAACGTGTCTACGCATCCACGCATTGTCTAGTGTAGATATGTTCCCCGCATTCGCATTTTCAGCACCAGTCGCCCTCTTCGTTTCCGCAAAAAGTTCTTCGCTAACATCCGCTATCTTTTTTGCAAAGTTGCCCGTAACATCCGCAGTGATAGTCAATTCATAGCCCGATGCATTGTTCAAAATAAGTCTTTCGTTGCTGCCAGCAGGGATGGACAAAACTGCGGATGCACGATGCTCCGATGCGGTCGTGCACTCTATGACACCGACCTGCACCAAAGAACCGCTGACACTCACATACGCCACAAATTTGAAAAGACCGCTAATGTTCTTCGTTAGTGTAACTCGGATGTCTTTTTCGTTAAATCCTATAATCTTGATGTTGGAAAAGTTGTACCCAGATGCAATGGTTTCCGTCTTTGAAAACGAAAACAAATTGGATGCTCCAAGAACATCCTCGGCAGGAAGTTTCTTCGTCCCTGCGATTCCGTCAAGTGCAAGGTAGTTGCCCGCAACGAGGTCGGTTTCGGTTGCCGTATCGTTTAACGAGTGAATGCTATCCAACGCATTCTCCGCAGTTTCCTTCAGCAAATCGTCCTTGGACATCTTCGCAGTACCGCTCGGTCCGTCAACTGGTATCACGTCGCCCGTGCGGAAGGCGGTGATGCTTGTCGCCCAGTCCTTAATCCTTTTGAATAACATAGACATTTTTATGCCCTCCGTTTAATTTGTTTCAAAACTTTCGTTTGTTGTAAGGTAGTCAATCCCGACCACCACGTTGTCCTCATCGTCCACAATCAAGTAGCCTTCATCGTCCACCATAGCGTACTCGGTATCCGGCCAACGCTGGTCCACCACAATAGGTTGTCCGTTGTCTTCCAGGACTATGAGCCCCCAGGGTTCCACGTCCTCGCAAGAGAGGAATGTGCCTTGGCCAAAATCGACACCGGAAGCCGCAGCTATGGTTCTTACTTCGTCTATATCCGGTTCGGGCATTCCCTGGCCGAGAACGAAATAAAGACCAGCGGGCCATACCGGGAAAAGACCGACATCGGTAATGCCGAGCGCAAGCTCGAAATAATTGTAGACCGCCTCAAGAGTAGGCAGGTCCTCTGTTCCGGTTCCAATCCTTATGCGGGCGCGGAACTGGTCGTCAGTTTCGCCAACGCGGCGGGTAAATCCTCCGGCATAGGCACCGTAGAAATCGAGCATCGGGCCGACGGCATCATCAAGTGTAAAAGAGTCTCCGATTTCGTGCAGGGCCTTCTCGATTTCGTCGGCCATCGCAAGGTCGCAATCTATCAAGCCGAGCAGCTTCTCGCTCCGCTTATATTGCTCGGGCACATACTTTCGCTGCGCTTCCGAATAGCTTGTGATGACTTCGCTCATTATGCCTGCACCCTAATTTCTAGACTTTAATCATTTTGGAGGATAGTCTCGATCCGGTCCTCTTCGAGAACCGCATACGCGAACGGCGGGATAGTCAGCGCGGCTTCCCACGAGTAGTCGCCGGAGGAAGGAACCGTGTCCGGGCTGTCCGTAATGGCGACGTGCGCTATCGCCACGCCTACGCCAGCCACGAGCTCGTAGATGCCTCCCGGAATTCTTGTCGGGATAACATCCTTGCCAAGCGTGTACTGCTTTTCGGCCCATTCGACCATGGCCTTCTTGATGACATCTTCTCCGGGGAACACTTCTTCGTCATAGACACGATAGTAGAACTTTACCCAGAGATACTTCGGCGTCGGTCTGCTGAAGGAAATCTGCTGCTCGAAGCCGTGGCTGTCGGTGATGTTCACCGTGGTATTTCCCCAGGACTGGATGCCCGAGGGCTGGTTCTCGTAGATACATTGAGCCACGGCTGCATCGGTGCCGCCAACGACGAGCGAGGTAAACGATTTACCAGGCACGCCATCAGCATCCGTATCGAAGCCCCTGTTGCTGAAAACGCGGGCCGTAGTAACGCCCGAGACATCGAGCAGGGCCGCCTCGGTGGCGGGGTCGGTAGCCTTGCTTCTCTTTACCTTCGTTGCAGCTTCACGGCGAATTCGAAGCGATGCGTCGCTCTCAAGGTCTGCGCCTGGGGTGCCCGCCTCGTAGTTGTAGACAGAGCTCCATCCGTCCACGCTCGTAGGGATGTTGTCGAGCTCCCCGATTTCGCAGGTCTGGTATCCGGTAGAGACTGCGGTAAAGTTGCCGGGCATTCCCGCCTGAACGATCACGCCGTCGGGGATACTTCCGGTCAGGCCGACCGAGCCGCTGGAATAGGTCACGCGAAGCCCGCGAGTGGTTTCTTCAGCGATGCCGCCTGCGGTAGTAATCAGCGAAGCGAGAGTCGTGGATGACGTAGTGTCCCAGGATACGTTCCCGAACGAAAATTCAAGGGTATAGGTGCCGGACTCCACATCGGATATATCGAGCATCAGCTCTGCGCATGACGCGCGGTCGATGCTCACGGCCTCGTCAAGTGCAAAGTCGAGGTCGCCGCGCTGCCGGTTCGCTATCGAGCCAGCAGGGATGGTGGCGCTCTCATCCTCGGTGTAGAGCATAGCGGTGACGGTGCAGGCCTCGGCAGGCTTGCGGGTCACTCCGTTAAAGGCTGCCCTTGCATCGAGCGCAGTTCCGGTCGCCTGGTTCGGGTCGAGGCTGGAGTAGATTTCCTGCGCGAGGTCCCAGAGGCGGCTATTTGCGAGCGCGAGCTGCGAGATGAGCAGGCCGTTCGGGCTATCGACGGAAGTCTCAAAGCCGACGCCAAAGACTTGCTTGAGGCCGTTCTCGGTCTCGATGCGGAGTTCCTGGAGGGTCTTTTTCTTCAGCCCGGTATCGGTCACGTATTCCATTTTTAAACAGCTCCTTCGGAAATTTCACCGGATGCGCCCTGCACCCTGAATCGGACGGACAAGGTTCTCGTCGGTGCGGTAAAGCGAAGGTCGAGAGAAAGAACCTTCCTTACCCCGTCCACGCCAGCGATGACGGAGGCGAGCAGGGAGCGGATGCGCCCGAGGTCAGGGTTCTTCTTCATTACCTCGGAATAGTAAGGCACGCCTATCGAGCGGTCGAGAAAACACTCTCCCCTGAAAGTCTGCAATCTGCACTGGATGCGCTGCGAAAGGAGCGCGACGGCATCGGAAAGCGTGGCGATATTGCCCGTCTTGTCGAGATGCAAGTCCCATGTAGATGTCTCAAGCGCAATCTGCATTTTCCAGGTTCCCTTTTCTATTCCCTAAATATAACTTATTTTGGCCCTATTTTCACACAAAAACATCTTCAAAAAGAAAAATCAAAGAGGAGGCCGGGTGGCCCACTCCAAACCCGTTCCGGCACTCACCCGACCCCCATTTTCGGAAATCGGACGCGATCATGAGAGACTCCCGGACCCGGACCCGGTTGAAGTTGTGGCCCCCTGCCCGCTTGACGGTTCGACAGATACGGCGATACCCTGCGCCACGGTAACGGAAACAGTCGCCGTCTTGATGTAGGCGTCGATTTTTTCGGCAAGCTCATCCGCAAGGTTTTCGAGCGCCGTATCCGTATCCACGCCGTCCTTCTGGTTCTTCCCCTGCGCCGTCTTGAGGGCGCTTTTCAAATCCTTTTTAAATTGCGTTAAATCGAGAGCCATCTTCTATGCCTCCGGGGGAATAGGTGCGGGAGTTGCCGGGCTTGTCGGGCCTACGGCGGTCGGGTGGATATGCTGCGACAAGGATACGCCGGGGCCTGCCGGTTCAGGGCCGCAGAATACGTCGCCTCTGGCGATGATGTCTCCCTTCGCGATAACTTGCCCATCAAAGACGAACTTTTTCGCAGTCCAGGTAATCACGCCGTCCTTGTCTATCGAGATGCGGGCCTTGCCCTTCGAGGGCTTCGAAGAGCAGCCTGGGATGGCGATGGCAGAGTCAAGGTTGAAGCGCGAGGCCGTAGCCGGGACCGCAGGCGAGTCGCCTTTCTTCCATGCCGAAATGTCCTGCTCGGCAAAAAGGAGCAGAACGCCGTCGCCCTTGTCGAGCGGGAAATCGAGGTCAAAGAATTTTCCGGAAGGGAATACCACCGGCACGTCCATAAGCTCGGGGAGCTCTATCTGGATGCCGTTATCCATGAGCATCCGCACCGAAGGCTTAACCTGTGCGCGGTGCGTGCCCTCGTCATACTTCACGACGGTGGCGGGTATAGAGGTATGCACCGAGGAAAAAGCCCCGGTCATATATGTGTCAAGTGCCGCTGCCATGCTCATATTATGCCTCTATAAGGTTCAAATCCATAGCGAATGAAGAGTCCGGGCCGTTGCCGACGGCAATTTCCATCCTATCCACGACGAAAAGCCCGTCAACGCCCATGCCCTTGTCGGCAATATGCACCAGTGAATTCGGGGTCACCTTCGGCATCACCATCGTGCGTGCGGAATAGGTCTTTTTCATGTTCGTGAAAATCTTGTCAAGGAGCTTATAGGCGTCGTCTGTATCTTCTGGCTTCAGGACTACGTCGTCGCCCTTCCCGGCAGCTTCGCCAACCTTGCTCGCCAGGCTCGCCAAGTTCGAGCGGGCGGCTTCCACATAGTCCGTGGTGTCCTGGAGATTAAGCAGTCCGCTCTCCGGGGAAATATACGCGATGGAATAGGAAGAGTCTCCCGAGTATTTAAAAATCACCATTTGGGCCAGGTCTACATACAAGCCCACGCCCTTCGTGCGCATATCCTGCGCCAGCCTCTTCATGGCCTGCGAAACCGGGCCTGCAAAAGTCCAGCCTGCGGGAAACTTTACCTCGGAGGCCATTTCTGCGCCTATCGGCACAAGCCCCAGGATGTTCGCAATAGCTTTTACTGCTTGCCCTGCATCGGAGCCCGGCTTGAAATGAAGGCAAACCGGAGTGCAAGTGAACGGACGCGTCAAGGAGCGCATCGCGATGGAGCGGATCACGGTCAGGATTTCCGTCCCGCTGCGGTACGTTTTCGAGTCGATGATATTGCCCTGGTAAATGAGCCCAGGCTCGGCACCATGCTCATACCCTGCATAGAGTGCTACGTTCGTGCCTCTCTTGAGAAACTTTGCGATGGTATCGTCGCTCGCGCCGTGGATGGTAGCCTCCAGCTCGTTGTCGTCGAATACGCGGGAGCGCACGCATCTTGCGTCGATGCGCAGGGCGGAAACATCCACCTGGACCCCGTCCGAATTCCGGGCCTCCATCCTTATCTGTCTACCCCATACCATTCGCAACCTTCCAGTTCGCTACATCTTCGGGAGAAAGCCAGAAAAGGCCCCAGGACTCGCCAAGCGCGTCATACTGGTTCAAGGGTTTCCCCTTGCCATCGGAAAGAGGGAGGGCGATAATGTCGCCGTCAATGGGGGAAATCGCCTTGTGAGAGAAAAGGATGGGCCAGCGCTCGACAATCCTGAAGGCGCCGATTTCGCCACGCTCCGAAGAAATCGTGATAAACCACGCGGATGCGCGGGTATTCCAAACAAGGCGCAAGGAAATCACCATCCGCTCGGGAATAAGGACGCGGAAAGTCTGGTCTGCACTTCTCGATGCGTCAAAAGGAATTTTCAGCATTACTGCACCCCCGGAATGAGTTGTTTCATGTCGGCTTCGGTAGGCTGCTCTCCGACCTTCTGCCCGCCATCTACTCCGACGGCTGTTTCACGGTTGATGTCGCTTTCCATGTTTTCGGGCTGCACCTGCGCCGTCACCTTGTCCTCGCGGAGCTGGACCGTCTTTACTTGCTTGAAGGTAAGCCGGATGGCGAGCGCGTCGCCGCTCTCTCCGTCAAGGGTCGTCTCGATGTTGGTGATCGCCACGTTCTCGTAGACTTCTAGGGCCGTAACGATAGTGACCGTCTGCTTCGCATCCATTACCGCCTTGAGCTCGTTCCACGCCTCGGCGGCGCGGTTCTTCAGCGGCTGCCATTGGGCGATATTCAGGATGCCCTCGGCGTTCTGGTTCTCTTTTTCAAGTTCTTCGGTATGCTTCAGCGAGTGGTTTGAAACGAGCCCGGTGAGCGAACCTTCGCGCAATTTCAAGTAAATGCCGTCCGAAATCGCCCTGCCGTCTTGCAGCGGGTTCTCGGTCACTTCTGCGGACTTGGAATGGTTCTCGTCAAGGATAAGGTCGAGAGAAACGCCGCCGACGGAGTAGCCTTCCTTTCGGTAGAACAGGCAGGTGTGCTGCGGTAGCTGCTGTCTCCCAGCGATTGCCTGGGCTATTGCACCGATAACGCTGAACATTATATCGCCCCCAAAGTAAGTTCACGAAGTTTCACGTTAAATGCGGCGTCGAAAGCCTGTCGGGACAAGGACGAAATATCGAATTTTTCTTGCGCCTTCGTGTTCGCCTCGGTCGCCTTCGTCTGCTTTTTAGTTGCGGCTACACTTTCTTTCAGGCTCTTTTCGATTTCTTCAAACTGTTTTTTGAGTACCGAGGTGTCGGAATTCATCGAAGGCGTTTTCACGGCCCCGGATTTAACTTCAAATTCCATTCCCGTCAAATCTTTATAAACTTCCTGAATGGCATGGACAAACGAGGCATTTCTATTTACATCAAGTTGAGCGCCTGCTAGTTCTTGCGCAGCCTTTCTTCCTTCATCACCGCCCCTTGAAGCAATTTCTTGCAAATGTTTTACTCGGGCTTTTCGTCCTTCCTGTTGTTCGACTTGTTCACGGACAACTTGTTCGCGTGTCTTACCGCTCCTCGTACTTTGGTCTAAAAATTGCTTGGCATACTTCTTTTGTTCTTCGGTTGCTTTTTGTCGAGTTCTATTTTCCAGCCAGTTGTAGGCTTCTACGAATCCCTCGACAGCCATCAATGCGATGCCGATTGGACCGAGTGCCGTTTTCATCGCGAGGCCGATGGACTTCGCGCCTGTCACCGCAATATTACGGAATCCGGCAAAAGAAAGGGTCATGTTTTGAAACGCCGAACTTCCAACGGCTACGGCTTTCATCAAGGCGTTTACAAGGGTCACTTGCAAATCGCGAGTGGCAAATGCCACGACCAAGATGGAAAGACGGCGAACCCATGCAAGCAAGTCGTCAAAAGGAATGCTGGAAATCGCATTCCCGAACGCCTGAACCTTCGCGACTATTGGCGTCCAGTCGAACGCGATTAGCACGTCTACGCCCGACTTGAGCAACGGCAAGAAAGCCTCCGCCATGTTCTGCAAGGCGGTCACAAAATTATCCTTTAACGTGGAAATTCGCCCCTGCAAGGTCTGGCTTTGCGCTTCGAGGTTTCCATAGAACAGGCCGCCCGCACTTGTTGCGGACTTGAAAGCCAAGGTCACCATGTCGGCACTGATAGCGCCCTTTTCCATGGCTTTTTTGAGCTCTGCAACGGACATTCCCGTTTGTTTCGAAATTTCAGTAAGCGGGTTGAAACCCTGGTTGATTAGCTGGAGCAAATCTTGACCCATCAGGCGACCCGTGCTTTGAATCTGCCCGAAAACGAGGGCGAGGCCGTTAAGCTTGTTTTGATCCGCTCCGGCAATGTCACCGAGCATCTTTAATGTCGGCACTACCTTTTCGGACTGCAAGCCGAACGACATCAATGTTTTGGCGGCGCGGGAAAGACCCAGCTTGTCGAACGGGGTCTTTGCGGCAAATTCCGAAATTTCCCTGATAACGCCGGAGGCACGCTCGGCACTGCCCGTCATGACCTTGAATTCGGCGTTCAGGCCTTCCATGGTCATGGCGGCTTCGATGCCGGTCTTTGCGAGCATGGTAAAGCCCGCGCCGAGAGCGAGACCGCCGACGAATGTCTTGAAACCGGTCAGGGCCTGCTTGGCCTTGTCGATGCCCTTCGGGTCTACCTGAAAGCCCAAGCGGGTGAAAAGTTCCTCGATGACCATCTACTTCCTCTTGCGTTTAGCTTCCTCTGCCGCCTTTTTCGTTTCCATAGCCTCGTAGGCATCCGCTGCACTCTCGTAGTCGCTTCTCATGTCGAGAACCGAGTTGAGGTGCACGATGTCCTCGATGTCCCATTTCTCGACCTCGGATAGAGGCATTTTAAGGTCTACCACGAGGCGGAGAATAGGCCACCGCTCGTCTATTTCTGGGGCGAGGCTCCCGACAACGCCAATTTTGGCCCAGGTTTCGTCTCGGTGCTTGCGGCTTCTTCGGAGGTACTGGTTGCTTTCGTTTGCACTCCAAAGCGAGCCGCCAGCCTGAAAGGGGCGAGCTTGTTATACTTCCAGCTTTCGAGCACGATGGAATACATCGCCTCAAGCTCTCCCTGGAACACATCATCCACGTCCGAAATCCCGTTGATTTCGATGGCGGGTTTTCCGGGCGCGACAATAGTGCAGCCTTGCAGGCTGTCGACGATAATGCCAACGGCCTTGTCATCGGGAAGGCCGGAGAGAGTCTCGATGACGCCGTCAATGATGGAATTAAAGTCCACCTCGGCGTTCAGCTTCGAGAGGTCAAAGCTCTTCAAGAGCGGGAGAACAAGGGCTCCCACCCTCTTCGCGAGGGTGAATGCCTTTGTTGCGGGAAGCGGCCTGAAACGGACCGAGAAATTGTCAATGTCTTTAGTAATCGGGGAGAGCATGGGTTAGTTACCTCCTACGAGGTTCGCGGCGATGCCGGTGTCGAACACCCAGGCGCGGGAATTCAGCTCGTCGCCGTCCTCCCATTCGGGGTCCTTCCTGATCCACGCCTGCGGGGCGAAGAACAGGGTCTGCCCGAGCATGTCCTTGATGGTGAGCGGCCATACGCCTGCGTTGGAGGCCTGGTCCGCTGCGAGGATTGCCGAAAGCTCGGCATTCGTGGGAGAAGTCTGCTGCAAGGTGACGGTCACATAGAAATCGCCCTGGTTGCGGTTCACGCGTTCGATGTCGCCGCCTGCGCCCTTGCTCTTGGCGAATGCGTCGCCGGAGCGGTTCACGGATACGAACGTGCCCTCGGCATAGCCAGAAATCGAGAGCGCTCCGAAGGTAATCACGACCAGCTTGGGGTCGTAAGTTCTTACGGGAAGATTAGCCATGATTCATTCTCCTTATAGATTACACGGAAATCGTGCCGTTGATGGTGGTGCGGTGGATGGCGCCCTGGTAGAGTGCCGTGAACTTCACGTCCGGCAGCCTGCGGGCGAGCTTGTCTGCCTGCGGGATGTCGGCATAGCGCGGGACCGTCACCACGATGGAGTCGGCCTGCAAGATGCCAGCGGCGGCGGCCTGGTTCAGCACGCCCTTCACAAGGCCTTCGATGAGAGTGATGCCGCTGTCGTCATACGGAATCTTGCGGTTGTTCACGAGCGCGGAATAGACGGCCTCGCGGAGGCGGGCTTCAATCCAGTCGGTGCCGATGATGATGTCGATCCATTCACCGGAAGCGACCTTGCCTTCCTGCGTGATATTCACGCCGCCGACTTTGCTGTAATAGTTGCAGTTCTTGTGCTGCAACGTCGTTTCCTTTCCGGAAACATTAGCCGGGGAAATGCCCTTGAGCGTCTTGTATGCCCACGTGCTAGTGCCGGGCTCATAGGGGTATCCCTCGCCCACCCATGCGGCATCCGGGTAGTCGGGTTTTTCCGTGGTCCCGTCCATGGGCATGGGGTTCCAAATCGTGACGGCGCGGTCATAGGACTGGCCCTTGAGCGTGGACGCGATGTCAGTGGTTTTCGTGGCGTCGGGAACATCCGCGTCCGTGGTCCAGTAGAAGCCGAGCTTCTTGTTGGCTTCGACCCATGCCGCGATGTCCGCTACGTCGTCTTCGAAAGCCTGGTCGACCACAAGGCCGTACCAGCTGTTGTCTTCGGCCTGGATAGCTGCAAGCGATGCAGCAACGTCGGCATCGCCACTATCCGCGCGGCCCACGACAACACGGGAGACGCTCGGGTTCTGCGCGAAGATGGCGTTGGCCATCTTGTAGACGGCGTCGGTGCTTGCCCACCCATCATCGGTCATGTCCTTAATGCTTCCGTAGGAGCGGGCGCGGCCAAACGTAGTGGTGGTCTTGCTCGTGGCGAAAGTGGAAAGGATCATCGGAACGTTGAAAGCTGCGACCGCCACGGAGGTCGTCTCTCGGGTAATGTTCACGGTGACTATGTCTTTAAGTGCCATTTTTAGGCCTCCTATGTTGCAACTGTAAATTCATTGAAAAGTTCTTCGCTCTGCACGATATTCTGCTGCGCATCCACGACAAGATTTTCCTCGTCGTCGATGGTTCCGAAAGTCTTGACCTGCGAGATTTCCACTCTCTCGATAGTGAGGGTGCTTCCCTCATAGGCGCGAGCCCATGACATTTCGAGAGTTAGCATGGACTCCCTGCGCCACTGGGCCTGCTGCAAGGCGGGCATGGCGGTAGGGCCGTCGGTCCTCAAGACGGAAATCCCCGCGGCCTCGAAGATAGCCTGGATGACCGGGTCCTCGAGGGACTCCACCAGCTTCATCAAGTTTTCGCCATCGCCTTCTACTTCGCGGAGTTCGACGGAGCCGCGATAGGTAAAAAGTCGAGGCGACGGAAGGTCAGGACGGCCAACTACCATCCGGGAAGCGGTAGTGCCTGCAAGATGCCAGTTTCCCGCATAGTTGATAGAAATAAAGCAGCCTTTCGGGGTAGGCATGTCCTGGTGGCTTTCTTCCACCTTAATCTTTTTTGGCAAAACGGAGCGCACCCAATAATAGAGGGCGTTCCAGAGTTCCTCGGCGCTGGTGGCGCTGGTAGTAGGGGCGGTCAATGTTTCAGCCATTTTCTTCGCCCCCTTCCTCGTCTTCGTCACCCTCATCTTCTTCGTCGCCATCATTGAAGAGAGCGGCGATATATTTAAAATGGTTGATAAGGTCGTTCGCATAGACGAGCTCGCGGATGACTTCCCATTTCTTCCCAGCCCAAATCACAAGGTCGCCCGGAGTATTCGAGCCCTCGGTGCTTACCGCAAGGGCGGTGTTGGAGTAGACCTTCACCATGCCGATGTCGCGGCGGCCTTCGGGGAGGAACTGCAAGTCCTTTCCGTTCACCGGCTGAACCGAGCCTACAAACGTGCCTTCGGCCTCGCTGGTAATCCAGCGTCCATTCACGAGCTCGGCTGTCCGATGGACCATGCCTATTGTGCGCGGAAACAGGGTGCTCATATCTTCGCCACCTTATGCTTGATAGACTGACGGAGAAGGCCAGTGTCGATGAGAGGCCTGGAGCTTTTCTTGCGGCGAGCGGTAGCAGGAGCATCCGGCGCGAAAGAGCCTGCAATAAAAATTTTTTTCATAGCGCCTTCATAGGATGCACCGAGTTTCTTTATCGCATCCAAGGCGCTCATCTTCCCAGTAGAAATCGCGGAAAGGTATTTTTTCGAGAGTCCCGCGACTTTCTTCTCGTTCATGGTGCGGGTCTGCTGCATGAAAGGACGCGGCGGGATATTGTTCACCGTGCTGCCCTTTTCCATAATAAAGGCAATTTCCGCAAGGCCTATATTCGGGTTATCCTCGTGCCTTTTTGCATCGCTTGGAATTCCCACGAGCGCGACGAGCTTTCTGGCGGCTCTCAACTCCCGCTCGATTTTTGCCTTGCCCATGTCCTTGCTTTCGAACTTAACGTCCATTGCACCCCCTCGAACCGCAAACGCCAAAAAAGGGCTTGCAACCCTTGCGGAGCGAAATTAGCATAAGGCCCCAGCGTGTCTGCGAAAGTTCCGCATCGCCAAGATTACCAGCGGAAGCGGAAACTGCTCCGGCACCATAGGAAACGGACAGATCGCCTTCACGCTTGGAAGTAATGGAACCCGTGGAGCCGCCTTCGGAACTACCCGAACCGGCCCCGAGGGTTCCTGCACCCAAGCGGAAAGCGATGTGAGCTGCCATGAGCGCCACGGCGTGGTTGTATTTCACGCCGTAAAATCCACGGTCGGTGCGTTCCTTCGCCATTTCGACATATACATCCAAGGACGGGTCCTGCATCAAAGCCGGGGCCACCGCCTGGATATACTGCTCAACGGTTAATGGGGTCACGCTCATGGTCTTTCCGCTCCATCGTTATTACTTCTTGCTGTCCTCGCGGTCCTTCAGTTCCTTCGCGATGGCGTTCTTGCGGTTCATGCCTTTTGCGCGGACGGACTCCTTCGCGGAGGCTTCGACGAACTTGTCGGCCTGGGCTTCGGACTGGATTTCATCGACAACGGCATCGAGCTTGTCGTTCGGGATGTCATCGGGCTTGCACGGCTCCTCGACTTCCTTGCCGTCCTTCTTCGTGGTCTTGTAGATGGGAACGACAATTCCCGACTTGACCTTCGCGTCGAGCGTGGACTTGGCCCCTTCCCAGACCTTGTCGTCGATGACGTTGATGCCGGGCACGAGCATCAGCTTCTGCTTGCCCTCGCCCATTTCGACGACCAACATGTTTGCGTTCTTGTAGTTTACCAGCATAATCTTATCTCCTGTTAGATAATTATTGCTTGCCCGAGGTTAAAAAAATTGGGTGCAGGGCCGGGCATGACCCTACACCCAAATTAAGAAAGGTCGGCAGACTATTTAATACAAAATGGCTACACTCTGTACATCCCCGCCTGCCGGGGGTGTCTCTTCACAGGAGACTTGATTAGAGGCCATCGCAGAACACGACGGACATCGGGTAGTAGACAATCGTGCCGCCGGTAGACTGCAAGCAGGGAATGTCGTACACCATGCCGGTGAGCTGCGGCGGCATCTGTTCGAAGCGCTGCGGGATCTGGACTTCGACCTTCAGCGGGTCGCGGGCGTAGGCCACAACGCGGGAAGCGCCGCCTGCACCTGCGGTAGCGAGGTCGGCAACCCAGTCGATGCGGGTAATCTGCGGGAAGTTCTCGCGGATGAAACCGAGCACCGTCTTGTCGCGGTTGCTGCCATACGGCGTGTTCTGGAGCTTCAGGTAGAGCGAGAGCGGCAGGATGACCGTATCCGGGTTTTCGATGCCGTTCGTGCTTTCCGGGGCTGCGGAAACAAGGCCAGCGAAGTCGGCCACGATTTCGTCGGCGGTCTTTCCGCTCCAAGCCTTGCCACCACCGGCGCCGTTGGCGGCCACGTATTCGGTGATGCCTTCGGCATTCCAGAAGCCGGGCAGGCCGGACTTGGCATCACCCTTCCAGGCGATGGAGTCCTGCTTTTCGTCGATGGCGCGGCGGGCGGCTTCGGCACGCTTCGCATCGAGGGCGACACCGGCCTTCTGGGCGCGGCGGATTTCCTTCACGGAGTAACCGTAGGAAACGCCGAGGTCCTTGACCGGGCTGGAGTGTTCAACGCCAGCGATGTCGGCACGCGGGAAGTCGTTTGCGTAGTCCGCGATAATCTTGGCCATGCCCACCTTGTCGTAGGAACGCCAGATGATGTGGGTCGCGCCGGGGTCCTGCTCGGTGGAAACCGGCAGGAGGGAGAGGGCCTTGAGGGCCTTGTGCTGCACGTCGTAGGTGCGGCTCTTGACAAGAGCAAGCTGGTTGTCGAAGAACACCTGCTCGTCAGCATCGAGTCTCATTTCATTCATGTTAGCCATGATAAAAACTCCTTTTGGATGGATTAGCCGAGGTCAACGATGACGAGGTCATCGGCAGCTTCAGCGGTGGAACGAGCGAACCAGCCAGGGTTCAGGATAGCATCTGCGCCGGAGGTGCCATTTGCAACGGTCACGGTCTGCGTGGAGTCGGTGGTCGAGCCGGTCACGGCGATGTCGTTGGCTGCGGCACCCTTATCCTTGGCGGTGAGGGTCACGACGGCAGAAGCGACGGAAGCGACAAACGGGATGTCGAGCTTTTCAAGTTCGGCCTTGAGCGCGGCGGCGACATCGGCAGCGGCGACGGTGCCTGTCTTGGTGGCAACCTGGGCGACCTTATCGCCAACCACAACGGTCACGACCTTATCGGCGGCAGAAGTGCCAGCAAGCGTGATGGTCACGGTGCGCTTCGCGCCAGCGGCGGCGGAAGTCTTTGCGACGATCTTGCCGGTAGAGCCGTTCACGGAAACTTCGGCATCGGCGGAGATAGCTTCGCCAGCGACGCCGAAAATCTTGCCGGTGCGGCAGACGTTCACGGCATCCTTGTCCTTGTATTCCGGAGTGTCAAGCGCGGTGCGGGCAGCGATGCCGAGAAGGGCGGTGTCGCCGTTCACGGAAACCTGTTCGCCATCGCCCGTACCGAAAACGGGAGCGCCGAACGGAACGGCACCCTTCGCAAGACGGGAGTCAATCTGATGAGTGGGAGTGAGGCCGACCAGTTCGCCCGGCAGGCCCTTGTCCATATTACCATAAGCAGCCATGATTAGGCCTCCTTGTTGTTGTTGGGTTCATCTTTCCAGGCGCCATCCATGCGGGCGTTGTACGCCTTGCGGGAGGCTTCGAGTTTTTCCTGGGCAGAGTCTTCGTGGTTCTGGGGAGGAATGTCGGCGGCATCCTTGCGGCTCTTGTCGTCGCTCTTGACGGCGCTGATTTCGCAGGCGCAGTCGAAGCGGGCGTTGATGTAGGCTTCATCCTTGCCGTCAAGATTTGCGCTCGGGAATACCTTGGAAATCACGGCCTTCTTGATGTCGGCGTCGGCCATGTCGGCCTTGACTTCCACGCCTGCGGCGGTAGCCTTGCCAACAAGGTCAAGGCGGCTCTGCACGGCGCTGTCAATCTTGCCCGGCAGTTCCTTTTCCATCGCGTCGATGCGTTCCTTGAGGGAGTCGCGCTCGGCTTCGACGGTGGACTTCTCGGCCTTGAGGGCATCCTCGGCAGCCTTGGCATCCTCGCGCACCTTGTTGAGTTCCTTTTCAAGGCCGTCGGCGCGATCCATGGCCTTGTTGTAGGCGGCAATTACCTGGGGCTCCGCCTGGTAATCAGCCCCGTCAAGGTGAATTTTGTCCATCTTGTCCTCGTTGTTCTTGTTTGCTTCATGCTTGTTCAGGTCGGGGAGAGTCGGCGTCCCTGCGGCATCCATGCGGATAGAGTTGCCGTCGCCTGCGCGAGGGACTGGAACGAGAGCCACGTGGTTGTAGCGGATGTTGCGCTGGATGCAGTCGTACTTCATGCCCATCCATGTGCCGCTAGTCCATTCGATGTCGCAGACGTATCCGCAGGATAGCGAGCGGGCGGAGCCGTTCTCGACGGCCTCGATGCCGTCCGGCCTCGTAGCGGAAAGGGAGACATATACGCGGTAGGAGTCGCTCGATACATCCGTGCCGACGGTGCCGACCTGGAGTTCAGCGATATTTTCCGGGGTGACGGCCTCGTCGGGATGAAGGAGCGTGAGCGGCTTCATCCGCAGCGTGGCGAGGGAGTCTTCGTTGAATACTTCTTCGGGCAGACGCAGCTCGCGGCGCTCGGACCCGTCCGGGTTGCGGTAGGTAAAGACGCCGATGGAGGTGACGGGAGCGCGGGCTACGAGGAAACCTTCGTCGGTCTTTTCTGCCGGGCGCGTTGCATAGTCGATGGCGTCCTCGTACCAGTCAAGACGGTTCTGGGATGCCTGCAAAGTCTCTTTTTTATTCGTCATACCCAAAATATAACTTTATTTTAAGAAAATAATAACAAATTTTTAAGAAAAATGTATAAAAAATAGCCTTGAAAATGACAAATTGCCATATTCAAGGGCGAGTTAGAGGGGAAAATGCCTCTCGGTCTATTGGATTTCGTCCTCCGGATACTCGATTTCCTCGAGGTATTCCGCGAGAACGTCCGTCTGCGGAAGCTCCCGCAGGGCATCGAAAAGGGCTTCCAGGTCCGAGCCTTCCTTCACCTTGTAATCGGAGCCGTTGCGGCTGAATACATAGGCGTCGGCCCAGCGGTTCCAGACAATAGAGTAGCCATAGAACAGGCAATAGTCCTCGACTTCAGGGCTAGATGTCAGTTCTTCCATCGTCATAGTTCGGCCTCCTTGATGGCATCGAGCACGAAGTCCCGAGCCGTCGGAAGATATTTGTCTAAAATATAATTCTTTTTCTTGCTCGGGGACCCAAGAATTTCAAGAATTTCTGCAAAAGCCTCCGTCGATGCGTTGGAATAGTCTTCGCGCCAGTATCTTTCGCCATGCCCATATCGCCCGAACGATCCCGCATGGCCGGTCGCAGCCTCGAACATGTCGGATATGCCGCCGAAGATGGCTTCCTCGTCGTCGGCCTCTTTTGCAACTGCGAGCAGCTCGCGGAATGACTTGGAATACTTGTCGATTTCGAGAAGGGAACTCCTGGACATCATCGTCTCGGTTTTTTCAAGCAGGAATTCGAGCACTACCTTGTCGTTCCCCTTGGCGATGGCCTCGAAGATTTCTCTAGGGGCTGCGGAGTTCAGGAGGGCGATGTTCAGGGCGCGGATGCGGTCGTCCTCGTGGCCCTTGCGCACGATGTTGAGCCAGTCCCAGCGGAAAGTCGAGGTGTCGGCCATTACGCGGGAAAGTTCCTCGCGGGTGCTCTTTGGGATGCCCTTCAAGAGCTCGCGGAACATTTCCGGACGCTCGGCCTTTGCCGCCTCGTAAATCGGGGTTATCATGTCGTCGCGCACGATTTCAGCGAGGGTCCGGTTTCCGTACTTTTCAAGGCGGGAATAGGAGATGAGCTTCGCGCCCCTCCGCTGCCCGAGCCTCGCATCTATCGCGTGGCCCATCTCATGCAGGAGCACCGAAGCCGAGCGCTGGTGGTCTTTCCGGAAATAGCCCGGAACCTGGATGTACTTTCCATACGGAGCATAATAGGCCTTCGTGCCTTTCTCGATATTCGTCAAAAATCCGGTAAAGGTAGAGGAATAGCACTTGCGCACTGTCGGGTCGAGGTTGGAGAAGCGCGAGAAGGCATCTTCCATCCAGTCCTTCTTGAATTTAGCCGTTACCGGGAACTGCGCATTGAGCGAGTCGGCAAAGACCTTCTCGCTCTTGAGAATTCCCACGTCTACTTCTGGCGCGGGTTCTTCCTCGATGGCGGCAGGCACTTCGACCGGTTCCGGTTCGGGCAGGTCGGAGGCCGCGACATCTTCGAGCTCGTCCCAGTTCGGGACGGCTACACAACGGCACATAATAGCCATGCCGGGGTGGAAATACGGCGCGTCGGGAGCCCTCTTCACCCATTCGCCGTTCTCGAACCAGACCGTAGGGTCGTCCCATCGGCAGAGCTTTCCCTGCATCATGAAGTGGCTCGGGATGGCGTTCGCATATCGCCCGGTCGGGTTGCCCCTCACGCGCTCGTCCTGGGCCGTATCCCAGATGTACGTTTCGAGGCCTGCGTCTGCCATGCGGCCCTGCGTGAGCGAAGAGTTGAGCTTCGCCGTCTGGTCGCGTGCGATGATGCGGGCGCGGCGGTAGCTTATGCCAGGAAGGTCGGCGTTTATCATCGCCGTCACTTCCCTTGCATTTCTGCCTGCTTTCACGCCGTCGCGGATGCGGCGGGCAACGGTGTCGAGCATATCCTGCGAGGCCTTCGATATTAGCGTGACCTGCTCGCGTGCCCATGTATCGAGCACGTTCTTTACCCACGGCTCCTGGTCCTGGAAAGCCTCTCCGATGGCGATTTTCTTGAACGCGTCCAGCTCCTTCTTGTTGAACGCGTCAAGCGAGCGGGCTATGTTCACGATGGCACCGAGCGCAGGGCCGCTCGTTCCCGGCTCCGGTTCGAGGTCGGCAAGGGCATCCTCTCGCGGCACCATCATCGGGACCGCGATGGCGGCGTATTCCTTCCAGCGCTTCGTCATGAAGCGGTTTATCGCGGACGTATATTGCCGCTCAAGAGCGAGAGGATACTTCCACTTGCGCACCTTGAGCCTGCGCAATTTTGCGCGGGTCATGCCGCCCGCCCTTTTCAGGTCGTCGATGAACTTGCTTGTAGGGATCATGAATTATGCCCCCTGCCCGCCTTCTTCGCCTTCGAGGTTGAAATCTGGCGGAAGCTCGTCATCGACACTCGTATCGAGCGCATAGCCTCCGACAAAGCGGTTCTTCCTCACTTCTTCCTGGCTCAAGACTCCCGCCTCCATGTAGTTCTTGTCGGTGCGGCTCTGGATTTCGCGGGTCTCGGCATCGGCCTTCTGGTCGCGCTTCGAAAGCGGGTTGAAGTTGATCGTGAGCGTTTCTTCCGATGTATCGACCACCTTGAGGCTCGCGTTCATAATCATTAAGAGCTGCAAGAGCGGCGGCAGCAACTGCGACTTCTGCAAGCCTGCGACATAAGAGTTGAAATTGTCATCGTCGCCCTGCCCGGTCGCGTTCATGCCTGCGGCGGAGCGCCCGAATAGCAAGGTCACGGGTATGCGGTAGGAGCCAGAAACACTCATGGCCTGCCGGTCCCAAATTTCGGGAAGGCCCGCAAAAGAGAAATTCTCGCGGGTGCAGTCCTCGCCTTCGCCAAGCATCACTCCGTTGATGATGCTCTTCTGCTCGTCGATGGCTTCCATGCGGGTTTCAATGGACTTGTAATCATTCTCGGCCACAAGCTGCTCAAGGTTCGACATCTTGTATTTAACGATGGAGCATTCCTTTACAAGGTGGGAAATTCCCTGCACCGTGGTGCCGAAGTGGTGCGCATCTTCCAGGCCTTCATAAATCGCAGAGAGACCCCAGAAGCGCTCGTAATCGAGCCAGCCGGGGAAGGCGGCATCGACTATCGTGCTCGACTTGAAGAGCAGGCAGCGCGAGGCGTGGACGGTAAAGAAAGAGCCCGAAGCGGTGCGCAGGATGTAGCGCTCATATTTTTCGAAATAGAGGGACTCGGGCATCTTGACCGTTTCCATCATGCCGAGCATGACGCGGGTGCGCGGGTAGACTCGCAGTTCGCGGATTTTGCCGCCCTTGGACGGGTCCCACGGCGTTTCCCATTCTCCGGCACCGGCAACGTCAAGCACGATGATCGCGCCGCCAAATATGCGAGTCCAGCGCAGCGCCTGCGTGAAAGCCGACGGGCCGTTCAGCGCATCGAAAGCCTTGTAAAGTTTGCCGTCGTCGTTCTCGACCTCAAAGCCGTTCTGCATCATCTTTTCTGCAACGATGTTCACGGAATTCTTGATGCGCCCGTCGGTATAGTAGAGCGCCTCAAGCTGCACGTCCACCATGCGCGGGAAACCGGGCACGGAGTCGACGGGGAGCGAGGACTTGTCCTTGCGGGAACCGATGCCCGCAAGGATGTTCCTCCAGGCGTCGATACGGAAAAGGCTAGAGATATTTTTCATGGTTCGTTGTCCTTATTTTATCTTAAACTTTTTTTAGGTATAGAGGGCGCCTGGGCCGCCTCCCTTGTAGAATGCCTGCCGCAGTAACGATGATGCGCTGTCCGGCGCGTCTCGCGGGTCCTGTCCCGGCCTGAAGTCGTTTATTTGGTTCAGGTAGTTCGGGTCGGTATTCGGGTCCCAGACAATGCGCTGCCAGTATTTCTTCAAGAAAGAAACGATCTTGATGTCCTTGTTCATGCTTTCGGAATACGCGTGCACCGTGGGGAAGCCAGGAATTTTCTTGAGGTCTCCAGCCGCCATGCCCTTGTCGGGGTTCTTCTCGATATGGAAGTTGCGAACGTTGCGCGAGCGGCATTCCCTCGCGAAGTCCATCTTGCAATCCTGGAATGTTCCCGCGAAGGTCTTGCCGTAAGCCTGGATCTTGCCGTCTGGTCGCTCCGCCATGATGGTGAGCGCGTTGGTGCATGAGCCGTCCCACGCGGCGTCCATGTGGCCGTGCACCCGCGTGGGCCGGATAGTCCAGTCCCACTCGCCGTAAATCGGCTCGTCGAAAATCTGCCCCTCGTCCTTCACGCTCGTATCGAGCATGTAGTTTATGGCAAAAAGCGACGCGGTCGTGGTCGCCCGCTTTTCGGCAAGTTCCTCGGCGCTCAGGATATTCGTGTCCTGCGGCCTATACTTTACCGCGTTCGGGATGATGAGCTTTCCAGCGTCGTTCTTCATTGCCCAGGCATCGTCATAGTGCCACGGAGTGCCGACAAAGAGGCAGTTCTTTCCGGGGTCTATGATGTTGGTCATGATTTCAAGAACGCCCTGCTTCACCATTTCGCGGTGTGCGCGGGAAAGCCTGTCCTTGATGGTGATAATATCGTCGCAAAGGATGCGGTCGTAATGTCGGCCCGTCGGCACCTGGTTTATGCCGTAGGCGTCGATCGAGCCTTCCTTCGTGATGGTGCGCTTGAAATCGTATGTCACCGAACCGAAGGGGGCGCGGACTTCGCTGGGGGCTTTCCCGTGAAGGTATGCAAAGAGCGACTGAATAGCGGGGTTCCTCATGTATGCCTTGATAGTTTCAAGGGTGGAGGCCGCTTCGGTCCATGTCTCGCGCACGAGCGCGATGCGTTCCGCAGGATGAAAAAGCAAATAGTAGACGATGCCGACTTCAGTAATGGCGGTGGTCTTGTATGCGCCACGGTGCGCCATGAGCGAGAAATGCCTGCCGCCAGGAGAGTCCCAGACCATCTTGCACCAGTCGGAGTGCAGCGGCGTGAGCTTGGTCTTTCCGACCATGTGGCCCAGGTAATGCGGGTAGTCCCGCACCCTTTCGACCAAATCCGGAGTCCATTGGAAAGCCATGACCGCAGCACCTCAAGAACAAGAAAATTGTCAACCGAGACCGGAAAAGACCGTGATGGAAGGCTCGGCTGGAGCAGCGCCTTCGTCGTTTTTCGAGTTTAATTCCGCATCGCCCTCCGCGGGAGCCTCGACCTGCGGTGGCGGTTCGACCTTGCGCCCCTGCGCGAAGAGCGTGGAGAGCATGAGCTCGGTGTCGGGCGTCATGGATGTAGCGGAGCCCTCGTCATCGTCCCGGAACTTCATTCCCGCAAACTCCGCGATCTTGAGCAGGCGGTCGGGCTCGCCGTCCTTGAGCGCCTTCAGGAGGGCGCGGTAGAAAATGAGCTTGTCAACCCTTTCGAGGCGTGTTATCTTGATGCCGAGGCCCTTGAGCGTCTGGTATAGCGGCTCGGGGACCTTGATGCGCTCGGTGACGGTATTCTTGATGTCCTCCAGGAGCATCGCCTTCTGGTTCTTCTTTTCCCTTCTGGCTTCGGCACTGCGCTTTCCGAGCATGACCGCCGTTTCGTGGTCGTGCACGGGTATAAGATTTTTTCTGCCGTCGTATTTTGCTTTTGCCATATTCCGTTCTCCTGCGAAAACAAATTAGAGCGTGAAGCTGGACTTGCACCAACATCTCGCAGCAGGAATGCTGCGCGTTCTAGCTTGAACTACTCACGCTAAAAAAGTTTATCGTTTTTCGCCCTTGTACATACCTGCCCCGATTTCATTTATTCGAGAGAACGGAATAATTGGAACTTTCAACCTGGACTTGTAGGCGGGGTCGATGAAGTAAATATACCTCATTTGGAAGCCCTTGAGGATTTTTCCACCCGCTTTTTCCACATATTTCTTGAAATTGTATGTCCCGCCGGTCACCGAGAAGAACGTGCCCCCCCCCCAGTTCCTTCCTTGGAGTAAGGGGGTTCGACTTCAAGGTCATGCAGTGCACCTTCTCGCCGTTCGGCAATTCGCAGAGCTCGCTGTTTTCCTTGATGTCGGTCAAAACGAAATTAGAGGCTCGATAAATCGTGCCGTCGCCGCAGGAGCAGCCGTCCGCAAAAGAAATTATCCACTTGATCTGCGGAGCCCTTTTCTTGATAAGCCGGATGCTTTGACCGATGCAGCGGCTCTCGCTATTGCGCGGGAGGTATTCGTCGAAAGCCATTCTGTTTAATTCCAGAAACTCGTTCCAGCCGGTGCCTTCGACGAGGCCCATTATTTTCCGCTTGTCGAGGCTCGGTCCGTAGCTCATGACGCCGTGCAGGCCGCCATCCAGAAACGCGCCGAAATGCAGGCAGGAGTTGTTCACTACCTTGCCCGAATAATGGTGCGCCTTGATAAACGGGTTCGCTATCGAGGACGGGATGACCTTCAGTTCGATTTCTTTAGCTCGGCCCATTGACGCACCACCTCGTAAATCCTGTTTCCGTTCTCGTTCACGTTCCCGAAAGTTTCCTCCGGCTCGCCCACTTCCTTCAGGGCGCTTTCGATAAAGGCCTTCTGCTCTTCAGCGAAAGTGAGCGTCCATTGGGTAATGTTGCTTTTCTCGCCATCGGGGAGACTGAATTCATCGTTAAAATCATCGGCGCTTATGCCGTCGTCGGCAAAACCGAAATCGCTCATGTCGATGTCCGAAATTTCCGCGAGCTCGCCCAGTTCCCCGCCCAAGAGGTTCATTTCCCACTCGGAGAATTCCGCGACCTTGTTGTCCGCGAGGCGCAGAGCCTTCGCCTGGGCCTCGGTGAGATCGTCGGCCACAATGCAGGGGACTTCATCCATTCCGAGGGACTTTGCCGCTTCCAGGCGCGTATGGCCGGAAATGATGACGCGGTTGGAGTCGATGACGATGGGCTGCTTGAATCCAAATTTTTCGATAGAAGCCCGGACGTATTTCACCGCCTCGGCGTTTTTCCGGGGGTTCTTTTCGTAAGGCCGGACCTCGGAAATTGGCAGCATGACGATGGACCTTGCTGCCTTTCGCTCGGAAGTCGGGGTAGAATTTTCGGTTTTAGCCATGATTTTTTCCTGATTTTAGAGACTTTGTAGCAAAAATATAACTTTTTTATAAGCAAAAAGACAAGAAAAAGCGCAGGAACCGAAAAATAAGTTTGCGCGTAAGAAAAATGTAAGAAAAATATAAGCATTTTTCTATTGCATACTTTGCATAAATTATATACATTTACAACGTAAACAACCAAGAAAAGAGGTAAACAAAATGGAAAACGAAATCGTAAAATTCGAAGCCGGGAAGACCTACTACTACCGCTTTATTTCCTCCTACGATACCGTGGTAAGGTGCACGGTGACCAAGCGCACCGCCAAGACCATCACCTTCAAGGATGACTGCGGAGAAACCATGACGCGCCGCATCTACATCCTGGACGGCGTGGAAAAGGTGGACATCGGCCACTACTCCATGGCCCCGAGCCTGGGAGCCGACCGCAGCGCAGAAGCCCTCGACAAGGCCGAAGAGGAGGCCAAGCTGGCAGAGGCGGCGAAGGAAGCCGAGGAAGAAGCCGCGAGGAAGGAAGCCCGCGATACCACGAAGAAGGTGGTGAAGGCCGCCATCGAGCTCTACACGGCCATGTACCCGGTCAAGGCCGGAGCCCCGACGGTGAGGATCGGCAGCTCGGAGATGGCAGGGCTCCCCGGCTGCGGCGACGAGGCCATCGAGGCGAGCGTGAAGGCTGCGGACCTCATCCTGGGCACCCTCGACATGTGGCAGCACGAAATCCGCGAAACATCCGATTTCTACGGCTGGTACAAGAAGACCGACTTTTCCATCATCTACAAGGACGAGAACGGCGAGGAAGGCTGCTACCAGGGCCGCTACGACATCGGGGACGGCGAGGGCGGCCTGCTGAACCATATCCGCAGCTTCGGGGAATGGCACCGCACCCACGAGGAATTCGGGAAGGAAAAGGCGATACCCGACGAGACCAACGAAATCCTGGAATTCGTGAAGATGCTGGAGAAGGCCGCATAAATCCACAAAATCGACAAGAAATCAACAGCCCCCGAAAAGGGGCTTTTCTTGTGCATGGTGAGGGAAAGAGAAAACCCGGATGTGGAGGACATCCGGGCAAAGCGAAAAACCTACAAAAGGAGAACAGGGAGGAATATAGCCAATTTTCAGGAAGCCGTCAAGGGGCAGGGAGAAAATTTTTTTGAATTCTTTTTGACCGTCAATTAGACGCCAAATCGGCGCCCGATTTTTATTTATGCAAAAATGAGCATAAACGCAACAAATTCTTTTGCGCAGAAAAGGGCCCAGGAGCGCGGTTCGTGATTACCCGATGAAGGGGAGGGCCATGAGAAGAAAATCGACCATGGCGCACCGGGTGCAAAACGGCGGCATCATTTTCGTGGAGTCACGAAAAAGGTGGTACCCCTTGCAACCCCCTTATAACCCCCATGCAACCCCATTCAACAAGTTTCAAGCCTGCCAAGCCTGAAAGGACAGAGCGTGAGAAAAGGAAAAGGACAAAGACAAAGAAAGAGAGAGAGAAAAGGACAAGAATGTAGTGTCATGATATGTAATGTAGTGTAATTCCATGTCATGTACTGTAATGTAATGAAATGTAGTGTAATGATATGTAATAGCCCCCCACCTACCCGGGACCCACTCCCCCTCCCCTACCCCTCCCCTATACCCTCCCTGCCACCACCCTACAAAAAAAACATCTTTTTTTTAGCCTTCCTCTTGACTTTTTAAAAATCTTTATATAAATTTTCTATATAAAAACTTTATAAAAAAAAGGAACAAAGCATGGCAGTAATGATTGCGGTTCGCGACGAAACGAACGAGACCATCGAGAAAATCATCAAGAAAAGGCTCGAAGCCGACGGCATAAAGGACAGCAAGGCCCGCGTCGTAGCCGAGGCCGTGAAGAAGCTGGAAGCCGAAGTAACCGGGAAGATCGATGGTTAGACTGGTCCTTCCAAAAGGCATGTTCCTCCCGAGAAGCACGTTTCGGGTCTTATCCCTGACAATGAACAGGACAAAGACTTTCGACGACATGCGGGAGTCCTTCATCAACGCCATAAGTGAAAACATCGACGAAATGAAGAACGATGGAGTGACGGCCATGGATTGCGCCAAATTTCTGGACCTAGTCGTAAAGAACAAATATTACGTCATCGAATAGCAGGTAAAAAAGTGGCCGAGAAAAACATCTCATCCGTAAGGATAGTAATTCGGGAATTCCTCTCGAAGACTCGGAATATCAACGAGTCGAACGTATGGGAATGGTTCTCGTCTTTCCGAGAAACCCTAGCATACCAGGAATACAGCGAACAGAAAAACGAATATGCGGAACACCTGCTGGCGGATGCGGACAACTACATCGCGCTATGCTACGTGCAGGGCATCGAGGGAGCCATGGCAAAAACCATGGAGAAAACAGAATTGAGCTACAAGGCGGTTCACGACGCCTGCTGCGAAAAGTATGGCGACGAGTATATTGCCGCGAAGGCGAAGGAAAAGTCCTACCTCGCAGACCATCCCGGAACCGAGACTATCTGGACGAAAAAATACCGCAAGTTTATCGACGGGGCCGATGGCGAACAGAAAGCTCCGAACAAGACGAAAGCCCTCCCAAAGGGGACGAAGGAAACGGCCCCGGCTACGACCAACCAGGCGCAGCCGGTAGCCCAGAAGGCGGCGGTCAAGAAGCCCGGACAGGTGGTATGGGGCACGTTCGAGAACGTCTACCTCTCGCAGGAAGAATTCAACGAGCTCGCCCGCCTTGTCGGCAACCTGAATTCCACGCGGGAAATGATAGACTCCCTTTCCGCGAAGCTGGAGGACGGCTCCATCACTTCGTCGAACCATTATGCCACGCTCGTGTACTGGGCCAACTACCGCAAGAGCCATGCCGAGAAGGATGCCGACGGCGACGGCTTCGGGAGGCGGTACGAGACCGTGAGCGAGCACAACATGCGGGTCCTTCACCAGGGCATCGAATTCGTCAAGAACGGCGGCTTGGAGAAACTGAAAAATGGAACATTCTAGCGAAAAGCAGCAGCCAATCACCATCCAGATCCAGCAGGAGCTCTCTATCTGCTACGAGCACATCGGAAGGAAGGCGCCCGAGTCGCTCCCCATCATCGCGGCATCGCTCCAGGAGGCCATCGGGTTCTCGGACCCCGAGCAGGTGCACCGCATATTCGTCAAGGCGAAGGACATCGAGAGCATTCCCACCCAGAAGACACTCAAGGAATGCCTGCGGAACTATGGCGAAGAATTCCTCAAGTACCAGGGAGGAGCGGGTTCCGAGGCTGCCGCCATCGCATACGACGACCCTAGGGCCGCATGGCTCCCGAAGGACCCCCTCTTGCAGAGGATAAACTTCCACGAGAGCGCGAAGCGGTACTGCATCGCCATCGACCGGCTCAACGGCAACGACAAGGCCTATGCCGGGTTCAGGAACGCATACGCGATGACGAAGGACGGCTCGCGGTACGTCTACGTGCGCCCCGATGCCGCCAGGGCCTATGACGAGATGATGCGCGGGACCCTCACCCGCATATACGAGCGGTACTGGAGGCTCCTGCCCATGGCGAAGGGATACCCCGCGAACATGCCGGTAACCCTCGGGCTATGCCCGCCGAGCGTGGCGGACTATATGCAGATGTTCAGGCGCGAAAGAAATATCGCAGGGGCGCAGGGATGATAGGAATTTTCAAAAGCGAAAAAAAAATGGAGACAGAATGACAAATTTTGAAAAGTGGAAACAGAACCTTAAAATTGAGGACTTGATCATCGACAACGGCGAGAATATTGACGATGATGAATTCCGGTTCCTTGGAGCTATCGACTGCAAGAAATGTCCGGCAAAAGAAACATGCACGGTAGACTACTGGAAAGGATGCGGAGATAATTTCATTGAATGGGCTAAAAGCGAGGACGTATGAGAAAAAAAAGTTACAAGACCGTAAACTTGACGAAGATAAATATCGCGCACCGCGAGGCATGCGCGAAGCACCCAAAGTTCTGCGACGACTTCACGGGAGCACGTGAATGGTTCATCGTTGACGAGCTGGAGCGCTGGCGCAAGGTCAACAGCGGAGCACCGTACCACGCCGACGCCATCCTCAACGAGGAAATCCTAGAAGCCCTGGAGGCGTACAAGCAGGGCGACCTGAAGCACTGCCTGCAGGAACTGGCCCAGTGCGGCGCGGTAATTCTCCGCATGATGCAGTTCGTGCAAGACGAAATGGAGTATAAAATTGGAGGATAAAATGCAACAAGAACAGAAGAAACCCGAAGAACAGAAAAAGGAAGAAGCAAAGAAACTGCTTCGCCCGCAGTCGTTCCACGTCAACGTCCGCACCTGCGGAGCGATTGGGAGGCTGTGATGTACATAACTTGCAACAGATGTCACGACACGCACGAAGTAGTTATGCCTCCAATTACGGCAAATCAATTCACGGCATACTGCCCCCGTTGTCAGTTCGTGACTATGCACAAAGTAACAGTTTTCAATGATGCGATAACATACGCATACAACACGACTGAGGTTTAACATGAAGTGCGATGAATTGAAAGCATACAAGGGGGACGTGACCATCCCCGTCTATGGCACGATTGCGGATGCAAATGTCTACCTCAAGGAAGGTGTGGATGACGCCATCGCAGAACTCGAGGCTCGTATAGCCGACCTTGAAGGCCTAAATCACGATCTGTGCGAGCGTGTCACGGAGAATGACGGAATCCGCCAGCACTGGGAGGAGATAGAGCAGACGAGGGCAGAGAACGAGAGACTGAAGGCGAAACTTGTTAAGCAGGACGCCAAGAACCGCAGACTGAAACGTGCTTTGTGGCGTGCGATTGCACTTTTTTGCGGAAGGTCTTGTGAATTTTTCAACGGAATAATGAGCCACTGTTTGATGGGTCAAGATAACCTTTACCATCGCTGCGAAAAAAAGAAAAACAAATACCTAAACGCTATGTACAAGTGCAAAGCAAAAGCGGAGGAATACAAATGACACAAGAAGAACTTGACAAAATCGTTGAACAGCACCAGCACTGGCTGCATGAGGATGTGGACGGATGGGAAGGTATGCGCGCGAACATCGAAGGCGCGAACCTCAAAGGCGCGAACCTCGAAGGCGCGTACATCGAAGGCGCGAACCTCAAAGGCGCGAACCTCAAAGGCGCGAACCTCGAAGGCGCGAACCTCGAAGGCGCGTACATCGAAGGCGCGAACCTCAAAGGCGCGAACCTCGAAGGCGCGTACATCGAAGGCGCGAACCTCAAAGGCGCGAACCTCAAAGGCG